TCAGTCCCCGCTGTATTCGCAACCACTGGTGCACGTCTCGTGGATACGCACCTTGGACAGTTCTGGCAGCAACGGTTTGACCTGATCCCAGATCCATTTGGCGATGACTTCGCTGGTGGGGTTTTCCAGGCCAGGGATGTCGTTCAGGTAGTTATGGTCGAGCTGCTCGTAGATGGGTTTGAACACCGCCTTAATTTCGGCGAAGTCGCGAATCCAGCCGGTATGCGGATCGAGTGGACCCGTCAGATGAAGGGCGACCTTGAACGAATGCCCATGTAGACGCCCGCATTTATGGCCTTCGGGCACATGGGGAAGCCGGTGGGCGGATTCGAACGTAAATTCTTTGAAGATTTCCACTGGTGAACCTGTAAAGCTGGTGGGATAAGGGCTTGAGCTCGATCTGGCTTTCCAGTGTACTGCTCAATGTACTGATTGGTCGTCGCTGGGGGTTAGAGAGGTCATCCACTGAGTGATGTCCGACTGTCGCCAGGCGACCGAATTGGGTCCTATCTTAACCTGTTTCGGGAACGTCCCTTCACGGATTCTTCGATAGACGGTGTTCCGACCCATGCCCGTGACGTGCAGCACCTCGTCCAGGCGGAGCAAGCGATCAATGTTTTCTAAGTGTCGCATTGGGTGTCTCCTTTATATAGACGGGTCACGCCAGAAAGTGGTGCCCGACCTTCGCCGCCTGGGCGGCTTCCTCGGTGCGGAACATGAGCTTTGTATCGCTGATGCGGCCTTCGCCGTCGTATTCGACGTCGACCCACCAGTGGCCGAACATTCGGTACGGCTCACTGAGGATCTTCGTGACGTAGCAGTCGATCAGGTTCATGGATGGTCTCCACGCCGCCGGTGGCGGCGGGTTGGTCAATTAGTGCGGAAGACTTCGTCGCATACGGCGCGCATTTCGCTTCTGGTCTTGGCCGGCTCACGGCCAAACCACTCTTCAGCTATACGTGCAAGGTCGTCACGGATCGTTTGCCAGCCATTGCCGCGGCGCATGGCAACCACACGCACTTGATCGCCAAGCGACTGGCATTTGCTGAGCTTCGTGCATGAGCAGATGAAAATGGCCATGGGTCATCCTCGCCCGCGCATGTCGGCGGGCTTGAGTAGTAGGGGGTGGGGTCACAGCAGGTGGGCGCCGGCCTCAAGCAGCCCGTCGCGATCCTCGCGTAGGCTGTCGCGCTCCTTGGCCAGGCGCTGAATCTCGCGGTGCAGGTACTGGGCAATGGTCTCGCCGCCGCGCAGGTCGCTAGGCTTGGCGCCCTTCAGCACGGCCTCAAGCTCGTTCACGCTGAATTGCTCGATCATGGCGCCACCTGCTTGCGGTAGCCGGCCTCTTCCAGCGCCCTGAACGCTTCGCTCACGTATGCATCCGGAGTTCTTCCGGTAGCATCTTGGTAAGCGCGCGACATTACGGTCAGTCGATCCTCAAGCTCTTCCGCTGCGATCTGCTCCGGCGTGCGGAAGGGGCGGAAGTCACCAGATGGGGCTACCTCGACTTGAATGTCGTCACCGTCTGTGCTCCAACTATGCACTGCGAAGCCCAAGTGATGGGCGAGAACGGTGGTCTTTCGCCACTCACGATTTACCCAGGTTTGCACCTCGCACACCGTGCCAACCGGCGGCAGGCCCTCGCCATCCCAGCGCGCCGGCCGGGGCGTGATGTACTGGACCTGGCCACGCGTGAAGTTGTGCCGGTGATCGCCAGTCCCGCCGCCATAGGCATAGGCTCGATCCTCGGCGCCGACCACGGCGTACTGCTCCATGCTGATCCACACCTCGGTGATGCCGTGATGCGCGACTAGGCCGTGACCGTCTGCCCACTCAGGCGCTTTGCTCCAATCGATCTTGCTCACAGCTCATACCTCTCATAAATCCAGCGCCCAGGCGCCAGTGCGGGTGTAGGTTCGGGTTGTGTTTCGTGCGGGGAGAGCTGGCGCTGGTTGCCGGCGTTCTCCCTGAAAAGCTTTTTGCAGGCCTCGGACCTGCCGATGTCATTGATCAGGCACTTCTCAGGTTCCGGCGGGGCGAGCATCCAGTTGGGCAGGCAGACCATGCCGCTGTCCGATTGCCAGCAGGTGACGGCGCGGCCCTTGTCTTCCTTCACTTCCAGGTGGCCGGGTTGCTCGATGCAGCCGACCAGGGTGGCCAGCAGCAGGAGGCAGAGGGCTAGGCGGGTCATAGCGTCACCACTCGCCGCACCCAGCTCACATAGGGTCCGTCTTCGGTGTCGAAGATCTCCAACAGGAACCACTCAGGTCCGGGTGACTGAGGTTCCCAGCCAACGCATCCAGAGCAGTTCGAATCGATATCCCAGTAGGGATGATCCTCAAGGCCGTCCGCATCCATGGAGCGCTGCTTGAGTTCAAGCTTCTGCTCCTTGAGCCAGGCGTCAAACTTCCCAACGTCTTCGTCAAATTCCGGCACGTCAGGGTGATACCACCAGCCATCTTCATCGCGCTTGACCTCGACTGGCCCGAAGCGCTTTACCTGGTGTGTGGCGCACAACGTGACATAGTGCACGTCGCTGTACTCACCGCCGCCGCTGCTGTACTGAATTTGGCAACCGCAGTCCGCAGGCTTGCCATTGACGAACGAAATCTTTTCTGCAGGCATAACGATTCCTTGGCCGCCATATCGCGGCAGTGAATAGAGGGGAGAGGGGTTACAGCTGGGTGGAGTACAAATGTGCTCCTGTAGTCATTCGCCCTGGTTGGCGAGAGCATTCAGGCGCTGGAAGGACGTCCCCGAAATGCCGTGGACTCGCTCATCTGGCGGCACGTCTTCGTCGCGAAGGTCGTAGCGCTTGAGGAGGTCGATCAGCTGGCGCTGGTCGTGAATGGGCTGGATGCAGGGATGTCCAGGTAACTCGGCTGGCATCTCGAAGCAAATCCGGTCGTAGCCGTTCCCGCCGACGTGCCAGGCTATCGGCGCCCTCCGCTCTGCGCTGGCGGATAGGGCGGCGCATGCCTCGATGGCCGCCGTGGTTACGGCATTACGGTGGGCTGGCAGGTAGCTGATCAGAGCCAAGTGCGCTTGGCTCGCTACACGAAGTGCCTCGGCCAGATGGGCCCGCAGCCGCTCAACTTCTGCCAGTCCTTCCAGGTGTCGCCTTGCGAACTCGGTGTTGGCCGCAAACAAGCGCTCTGCCTCGGCAGTGTCGGTCATCGGCCCCAGGCCAACTATCGGCAGTCCAGTCGCCGCCGCATCCCGCTCTGCCTCTACTTTGGTCCACCAGAAGGCAGTACCAACCATCCAGGCTATAGGGTCGGGGTGGGGCTGCGGGGCTGGCTGCGTGCACTGGGAGATGGCTGCTTTGTAGCGAGCTGAAAACTCCAAGTCCTGGCGAGCACGCATTGAGTCGACATACACCATCGGGACGGGGGCATTACGCGCTGCATCCAGCATCTGAGCACTAGGCTCGCGCGGGGCACTGACCATCTCTGTGTTGCTGGATCGGTTTTCTGTGGGCATGGGTAACTCCGGATCAGGCAGCCTTGTGGCTTTCGGGTGTCCAGTCGGCCCAGCCTATGAGGGGCATCCTGGTCTTAGGGTTGAGGATCTTCTCGCCCTTCTCATCGAGTAGGGCAGCTTTGCAGCGGATCTTGAGGTCACGGCAGGCGCCGGCACGCTTGGCCAGCTCGATGAACTGCATGGCGTGCTGCGGGGTATCGAATAGCGCACTGAGTTGCTTGACCCGTTCGCCAGCCATCGTGGCTTCGGCATGGCGCTTGACCGCTTCGTCCCACTCGGCAGGTGAGAGGTCTACGGGGGGGGCAACCAATCTTCCCGCTGGGACGCGTGGTCCTGGTCTTCTTCTTGGCTTCGGCCAGTGCCGCGCTCGCGGTCATGCCGAACACTGCGAATGTGCTCATGTTGGTCTCCATGCGCCAAGCTGGCGCTCAGCTAGTCTCGAGAAAGGCGGCTATGAAGTGCGTCGCCGCTTCAGCATTGATGGCGTTTCCGTAGGCGCGCAGGCGTCCCACTCGGCTGGTAGCCCCATGAGCCAGCGGGAATGTGCCGGGTTCAACTGGCCGCCACTTTCCATCCCGGCAGAAGAGCCAGTCAGCATCTGCCCACAGGCCGTTAACCGGGCCGGTCCGCACAGAATCACCTGCTTGCGAAGCTCTACACGTCGGCAATTCGCATCCGACTCGTATGCGTTTCCCCTCCCGTCGCAGGCTTTCGGGGTTGCCCAGCCACTCAAGACTGCTGCGTGGTTCAGTGTGACATTCGGGGTCGTGAAGGACTGCGACGGCTTTCTGTTCGAATCGCAGGCCGTTGGACTTGGCCAGCCTGCCGCAAGGACTTGATGGCACAGCTGCACCTGGCCAGGCCCGTTTCGATTCCCCAGCTTGGCGTCGACGGTGTTCGGACTGCGCCACCCAGTACGTCCTGTCTCGGATGTGCGGAGCACCGACGCCCGCAGACGGGAACGCAACAGCCCCGAAGGCATAATCCATGGCTTCCACGTCAACTTGTACAAGGTCGAGCCAAGGCTCTGCGTCCTTGCTTGCAACCTGCTCTCCAAAGACGATTGCAGGCTGGCGCTCGCTGATGAGCCAATGGAAGTGTGGCCACAGGTGCCGCTTGTCATCAAACCCAGTTCCCGCGCCTGCCGCGCTGAAAGGTTGGCACGGACAGGAACCGGTCCAAACAGGTCGATCATCTGGCCAGCCGGCGCGACGAAGGGCATAGGACCAAACGCCGACGCCGGCGAAGAAGTGGCATTGGGTGTAAGGCTTGAGTTCATCGGGGTGCACATCCTCGATCGAGCGTTCGTCTACGTCGCCAGGCGCGATATGGCCCGCGGCAATGAGGTTGCGGAGCCACTGCGCGGCGTATGGGTCGATTTCGTTGTAATACGCAGCCATACGGCTCCTCGCCGGGGAGGCGTTATCGTTGAATAGGGGAAGGCGCTGGCGGGCAGCGCCGGAGGATCAGGCGGCGACAGCGTTCTCGAACTTAATCAGAAGGCTCCGGCTGTCGTTGGTGCAGCCATCTTCCTTGACCCGGTAGGTGGCTGGCTCGTAATCGTAGATTCCAGTTATTACGCCCTGTGTGATGCGAGTTCCAATAGGTAGCGGAGGTTGTGGGTTATGCTCCTCAGCCCATGCTTTGACGGCTTTTCGCTCCGCCCTATCAACCAGGGCATCGACTTCATCCAGCGCTTCCATGTCCTCCCTGGTTGTGTCCCAGTAGGCATATTTGTCGAGTTCCTTGGCCAGTTCGAAGCCATCCATGTGGCGTCTGTAGTGCTGGGCGATAGTCTCAGCATCGGCGCCGTTCAGCTTCTCAGCGACCACCTTGCACGCTTCCAGGATCATTGCCTTGTCGGCTGTCGGGCGTGGCGGGATGTTCTGCATGTGGAATCTCCTGAGCATGCGCCGCCCTCCGTGCTGGTGGCGGCATGGTGGCTATTTGGTTTGGGATGGGGTATTACGGGTGACCGGTATAGGGCCGGGCATGGGGAGGCCAGCGTGACTATCGACTTCAGCAAAGGGCGTTACGAAGTTTTCAAGGGGCGGGTGCCTGGGCAACTGCCGATTGGCCGAATTGACGACGATGAGTATGTCCGCTCGCCATCCAACGAGCTTTTGTATCGCGTGGACGGTGATGAGTTCTACGACATCAAGGGGAATTATCTGGGGGAGATTGTCGAATCTGGCCCAGGGCGCGCGATGGTTGTGGACAGCAACCACTACTGTCTATTCGTGATCGCACCCGAGTAGGATTTGGTCGCGACCCAAGCGAAGCGCTTGTGCAGCACTGAACTGCTGAAGCTTCCGCGCCACAACCGGTGATACCGTGATTTCGTGGCGCGGAGGTGTCAGCAGCGGCATAGCGCCACCCGGGCCAAGCCCATGCAGGTGATGAATCATCAGCGTCATCGCCTCGCCCTGTTCCTCGATCCCGGCCCACTCCATCAGTTCCAGCAGGGCCTGTTTAGTCCCTGGTCGAACCTTCAAGCGCAGGTCTTCTTCCTGCAGCCGCTCGGCCTTGGCGCGCCGGCGCCGGTCGCGCTCTGCCTGGTCCATCGCCATACGGCACCTCCTTCAATCCGCTGGGCGGTAGGTTGAACTGCTCACGCCGCCTGTGCAGCTGGAGCGATCGGGTGATTCTTCGGTTCATCGGTTAGCTCTATATCGCAGTCGTGCCAGCCCCCTAGCCACCAGGCGCTATCGACTGTCATTTCTGGGTATGGCTGGGAGGCTCGGCACCGGCCCGCGGCTCGGGCGGTGCGGCCTTGGTAGTACGGAAGGGGGAAGACTTGCTTTCTTCTGCGTTGCATGGCTACCTCCTGGGTCGTTTACGCGGGAAGTCGATGTCGAACTTCTCAACGATGCGGTTCAAGGTGGAATGGCCGATCTCGAGCTTGAGGGCTGCAGCGTACCTCGACACTCCAACATCACGAAGGGCCCGAATGCGCTCGGCCAGCCTGGCATCGCGATCCTCAGCTTCGGGCGTTTCCGTGTGCTTGCCACGATTGCCTGGGAGAAACTTGAAGCCGTAGCGCTTGGCCATGTCCCACAGTGATGACTGGGACACCTTCAGCTCTAGGCTGGCCTCTCGGCAGGTCATGGTTTCGGCCATCTTCGCCACCATATCTGCGCGGGCCATGGCCATTTCCTGGCGCGTGCCGTTCTGGACGGGCGGTGGGCCTTTGCGTTTCTTGCGGCATGGTTCCGGGTGCTTGCGTTGCGGTAGCGGCTGGTAGGTGAAGCCCTCCAGCACCACAAGCTGACCACCAGACGCGAAGAAGGCCGCTTTGGCGGCCTCCAGGTCGATTGATGGGTTCATGCTGCCACCTGAATCAGGGTTACCCCCGGAGCGCTGAAATCTGAGCCTTTGGCCGACACGATTGCGTCGAGAGCCTGCCAGTTGACCGTCAGAACGCTGATATGAACCTCGCCGCGAGCGACAGCCTGGACGAGCGCCTCGAAGTCCCTGACTTCCGCCTGGAAGAACTGAGGCTTCGTAGTAGAATCGGTAGCCACTCGCGGCGCTACCTTCGAGGGAGCTTGCGACGGCTCAGCTGCTGCAGGAGCAGCGCTTGTCGTCTGCGGTGCATTCAGCTTGGCGGCAGCCTCTCGATCGGCTCGCTCGCGTTCTTCTTGGCGGATCTGCTCACGCTGCTGCTCGGCCTTTACTTCTTCGGCCTTTTGGTGATCGCTGATGCGGACCTTGATTAGGGCTACCAGGTCATCATTGTCCTTGAGCACCAACTGCTGCGCATCGTTGAACAGGAAGGCGTGATCTTTTGCCAGCGTGCGGAGACTTTCGAGGTTCGCTCGGATGCCATCGCCGATTTGACTGGCTTCGATTTTGGCTCGGGCCAGTTCAGTGTCCGCGGAGTCGCGCAGGCTGGTGATAGTCTTCTTGCCCTTGATGGCGCCCGCGAAGTCGGCTGTTACATGCGGCATGCGCACCTTGCCGCCGAACGACTCGTTGATCTTGTCGATGTGTGTCTGCAGAGCCTTTGCGGCGCCGATTACGATCTCATCCCGAATTGCTACCTTTCTCGCCTTGACCAGCTTATCCAGCTCCAATCGTTTAGCCCTGGCCTGTGCGCTGATTTCGTCGATTGCGCGGAAGAGGGCATCGATTGTTTCGGTCTGACTGAGAGCGTGCTGTTTTGCGGCAGCCAGCCGCTCTTCAACCTCGCCGCACCATTTAACCGTCTTCTCGGCATCGGCGAAGTGCTTGTCCGTCTGCAGATCGGTGTTGATGCTGCTGAACACCGCGAGCGAGTGCGCTTTGAACTGCTCCAGGTTGCTGGCAGTGACCAAGCCAGTTACTTCGATACGGAGGGCGGGAAGCGCCTCTGGGCTCTGGCCGACTACCTCTACTGCTGGTGCTGCTGGCTCGAAGTTGCTGAGGTCATGTTCAAACTGGGTCCAGCCTTCAACAAGTTGAGCGGCGCGACCAGGTACCGGGAAATATTCGAGAGAAACGAAGTTCTGCTCGGTGCCGTCGGAGCACACGAAGATCACCTTCTCAGCGCCGGTCACCAGCAACTGCTGCTCAAGCTGCCAGTAGTAATGAGGCTCAAGCTCGCCCGATCGCACCTGAGCAATCAGCGACTCATTCCAGAGCTTGTGCTCGAACAGCGTATCGCCAAGCGAGGTCATGCCATCCATGGAGGCCAGCAGATTGTCTTCGGTGCCCACGACCGGGAAGAGATCCTCGCCGATCATTCGCTCGACGATAGGGCGGGCAAGCTCCTCAGTTGCGTGACCGCGGTCGAAGATAACCTGCTGGGCCGCTGTTACCTCCTGAGCGATACCCGTCTTCTTCTGGTACAACAGCTCAGTGCGGGTTTGATACTTCGAGACGCCCATCATTGCCGGCGCTTCGGAGGCGGTGAAGTACTTGGCCCTGAGGGCGTGCCATTCAGCGCTGCCCTGAGCTACATTGTGGATCTTCATTCGGATACTCCTTCGATGGGCGCAAGGTTCTTGATCTGTTCGATCTGCTGCTCGCTCAGGGTGTATTTGCTGCTGACAGTGGCGATCAGGTGGTCCGGTGAAGACCGGCCAGCCTCTACGGCGGCGCGCCACTTGGGGAGGTTTTCCTGAAGCTTTTCGTCTGGGTAGTCGTCTAGTGCGGTGGGCTCTGGATGAGGATCTGGCTGCCGCTGCGTGTTCACCTCGCGCGGCCCATCTTCGAAAACCTTGCCCTCCATCTCGTCAGCCGTAGGGGCTGATCCGACCTCAGGGAAGGCCTTGCGCAGGGCTTGCGCCTCGGCGCACTTGGCAAGCTGTGCATACGCACGTTTGAGCCACATCGCGTTAGGCGCCAGGGTGTCCTTCTTCGCGGTGGCGTAGTTTTCTAACCATCGCTCGCTGGCGGTGAATTCGGCAACATGGCCGCCAGTCATCTGCCGCCTTACGGTGATCCGACACCATTCTGGAAACGTGACCTCCACACCGCCGAGATTCATGGTCACGGCTGGTCCATACTCAGGCTCGCTGATCCCGGCGTATTGCCCAGTACGTGCTGCCTGGATGCGGTAGAGACCGACACCCGGCATAACGGTGTCCACCATCTTTCCGGCTGACTTGCTCCAGATCGGAACGATGTGCACCGGTTTGAGCATCGGATCAAGCTGGGCAGCCTTGCAGTAGGCTAGGACCATCACTACCGAATTGCGTTGGGCGCCTGGATACAGGCTGCCGCTTAGGACTTCTACGAGCGCATCTTCGCTCATGGCCGGATGCTGATCGGCCTGTTTCATGACTGCGGACATTAGAAAACCTCGCGCCAGGCCGGCGCCTTCAGTTGAAATGGGAAATGCCAGGTCACCCAGGCACGGAGGTACGCTCCAGGCCCTGGCTGCGGTGGATGGTTGCGCGCTCTCGGCCGCTTACGCTCCCGAAGGGGTACGGTTATCCCGAAGGGCCGCCGTGCTCGGCTACGTGATTCAGGAAGTGATGCTGCCGGCCAGGGCGCTGGCCAACATGAAGGCCGTGCAGGCGAAGAGGGCAGAGAAGGAGCCGCGCCAGATGACCAGGCGGCGGGCGCGCTGATAGTTAGTCATGGCGTCACCGTGGAAGATTTGGCTTAGGGATGCGCTTGAAGTTTTGAACTGGCTGAAGCTTCGATACGCCGTACCAGTGGCACTGCGGGTTCTTCGCGATTGAGCGCATGGAAGCAAGAATGCACTCTTTGTGCATTGGGCCTCGGAACCCACCGCCCAGATAATGACGCAGCCGCTCATTGAACTTGATCAGGTCAAGATTACTGTGGAAGTAGCGTTGGCTCATGCCCGCACCTCATACCCGACCGTCCACACACCGCACCAGCAGGCGCGGCAGCTCCACGCCTGGGGGTTCTCGATGCTGGCCAGCTCGGCTTCGTGCATCGCTGCGGCGAAAGTCGGCCCCTTGAAGACCATCAGCAACCTGCCATCCGGCAGGGCCATCGACTCGGGCAGTTCGGCGATCTGCTCATCAATGAGCGATGGGAAAACGGGAGTAGTCACGCAGCCTCCTTGCGCCCATCAACGATCTTGTTGAGGCGCCCGCAGTAGTGGTTGAACTCTTCGATGGTGAGGCGCTGGTCGGCCAGCATTTCAGTGAGGAGCTTTAGGACCATGGCCTGCCAGGGCAGTGGCGTCTCAGGGTGAGCCATGGCCTCAAGCTCTTCGTCGATCAGGACGTGAGGGCTTTTCATAGGCGCGCCTCGTCTGCCTCGTACCGCAGACCCTGCTCGGCGTACTGGTCGAGCATCGACTCAGCGATCTCGTACAGCTTGCCTCGGCAGTGATCGCTCTGGCCGACAACATCCTCGACCATGCTTTTCACTGGGCCACCGGCCTGTGCCTGGAGCAGGAGGAGGGCCAAGGCGTTGAGGTCGTCCTTCTCAGCCTCCTGCAGAGCGCGAAGGTGCTCGGCCACCTTGGCCACGAACTGGTCTTGGCGGACGCCAACCGGGCCACCAAAGCGTTGCCGGATAAGCACGTCGCAGCCGCCTACCAACTCTTCGGCCTTGCTCTCGATCCAGGCCTGAGCCGCTTCCTGATGCGCCGAGTCGTCGTCCGGCTCAGCATGGTCATACCGCCATTGTGCTGCTTGAAGTGCGCGCATGGTCGCCTCCAGGTGGTGGGTTACTCGGTGGGTGGCTTGATGCAGGTGTGCGGCTTGCCATATTGGTCGGCAAGCATCCACTTACCGGTGGGGCGAGCCCAGTGCAGGCCAGTGGCTCCGCAGAACTTGCAAGCGTTTCGGCGGTGAGCAATCACGCCAAGCTTGTCGGCTCTATTCATGGCGCTTTCAGCCATGATTCCGAAGGTGCCGCCCGCTTTAGCGTTCCAGCGGATCTCGGCGTAGTGGTCGTCGGCGATTTCGCCCATTTGGAAATCCTCTGCAACCGCATTGATCAGGTGCCGGGCACCAGGGACCAAGCTGGGCGTGAAAAGCCAAGCCCGGCACCTGTCGATGCGGTCGTGTGTTAAGGGAAGGGGATGCCGACAATGTTCGTTTGGGTGAGCCTTACTATTCATAAGGATCACGGTGATGCGCTTTACGATGTGTCTGCATCGGTGATCCACATTCCGGGGCAAACCGGGTGTCGGGACGCCTCGCCAAAGGGCGAGACGCTACCCACGCTCACAATTCGCGGCGATCAACTCGCGTTCAATGTGGATCACCGATGCAGCCTGCGATGTGGAGCAGGGCATCGGGCCGTCTTTCCGGCTGTCAGGGAATCAGTGGAAAACGACAGCTACGAAAGGCGCCCCATCCCAGGTTTCGATCAAAGGTCGATAGTCGCAACCCTGCATCATCGCCACAGACATCAGCACCACATCACCCATCATGGGAGCTCGCACGCTAACCAGTACTTTGCGCATCGTCTTGCCCTCCAGGGCGGTTGATTTCCCGTCTGGCCCTGTCGCCAAGGCCAGCCAGTGAAATCTGTTCTCTCTCAGGCCCCGGTCGCTCACCCGGTATCGCGCTTCCTGCATCTGTCGAGGCATGCGCGCCGCTTGGATGCCGCGCTATTGCGGCACACCTGATCGCACCAGAGCCCTGCGGGGATGGTGGCCTGCTATGCCTGCAGGCTCGGCGGTCTTGGTTGTTAAAGAGCGGTCGGCTTGAGGGCCTGTCGAGGGGCTGAACCGTCTCGATGGGCAAAATATAGGGCAGCCTTTATTTCGAGTCAACAGGTTTGCCTTTATTTTTTCGTAGGTCACAGAAAACCCGCTCAGCGGCGGGCTACAGGAAGGGGATTTCAGGCGCCAGGGCGGCGCGCGGGCATTAAAAAGCCCGCGCTATGCGGGCTCTGAATCATCAACTGAACAGCTATGGCTTAGATGCTTGCAGAAGTGATCGCAGCTCTTTGCCATCGGCATCAATCTTACTGATGACCGCGTCGAATTTGCTATCGACCCTGTCGAATCGAGTATCCACTCTTGAGAACTGGTTGTCGGCTTTCTGGGCGGCTAGCTGTAGATCCGATTTCGTTTCGAGTCTAAGCGATGAAATCTTTCCGTCTAGAAGGGTAAACATGCCGAGTCCGGCCACAAGCACAACGGCGCCAGTGGTTATGACTGTGAAATGCGGTGATTTGAGGAAGGTAGACCATCCGGTGTTCGTTGTCATTGGCGGCCCCTCCTTCTCTGTTGACTGGATATCATCATACGATTGTTCAGCGCCAATACTAGCATGACCGCCGCTCTGAACGTGGGATTCGTCATGGTCAACTGAAACCCGTCGGTATGAGCTCGATGCGGGCTGCGCGAATACGTTCACTTGGGAGACGCTACCGACGCTCGCATTTCCCATAACGAAAACGGCCAAAGGCTTGCCCACCGACGAGTCGAGAGGGGCGGCGTCTCCAGGTGCTGTCACTGGCCAGCTTCTCCCAGGGTATCCATGATGGATCTAGCCAGAGCCCTTGCCAGCTGCGGCTTCATCATGACAGATGCAACCACCGATTCAATGACTTCGAACTCCAGAGGATCGCCCCTGGTAGCGTCCGCACGAGGATGCATTTGCTCTTCGATGAAGCATATGGCAATCGTCGATTTGTCTTCCCTGAGAGATGCAACCGTGGCTGAATCCACGTGAGCCGCCACGAAATTTCCTGCCTTCCTGATCGGATTACCCAATTTCAACTCCTGATTTGCCATAGTTTTTACTCAAAGCAGCACTGAGTACCAGAACACCTTACCCAGCACGTTGATCCCGCTCTCAGCCAGCTGCTGGGCGGTGTACTCTTCGTCCGGATGCTCGTCCTGGTTGAAGCTGCGGAAGCGCAGGCCGCCGCCCGGCATCCGGTACAGCGTCTTGACGCGCAGCTCGCCGCCGTGGTCGATGGCATACATCTTCCCGTCCTTCACCGCTGTCGACGATCTGTCGACGCCAACGGTGCTGCCGTCCGGTAGAACCGGCTCCATGCTGTTGCCATGCACGGTTACGCACACTGCCTGGTCAAACTGCACGCCCTGGTTGCGCAGGGTCTGCTTGCCGAAACGGAGCTTTCTGCTGCTCGACTTCTCGATAATGGTACGTCCCGATCCAGCGGACAGTTCAACTTCCTTGAGGAACGGCACGTAGACCTCGTCGTCGTCCAGCGGGGTGTCATCGTCCCAGACGGAGATCGGGCCGAGCATGGTGGCATTGGCCACAGGTCGCGTCCGGTCCACTGAACCTTTACCCTCGGACAACCAAACAGGGTCTACGCCACAGGCTTGGGCCAGTTGGACTAGGTAACCGCTTGTGCGCGTGAGCCCCCGTTCGATCTCTGAAACCGAGGCTTGTTTGATGCCGACACGATCGGCTAGCTCGGCCTGTGTAAGCCCGGCATTTTTTCTTGCCTGCTTCAGGCGATCTTTGAGTTCCATGGCGGCAAATTTAAAGGTCAACCTTTGTTCTTGCAAAAAGGTGTTCCTTTGCTCTAGCATAAAGGCATCCCTTTAAATGGCGGAGAATTATGAAAAATCACTTTGACGAGCTGGTCAGGCATTTCGGCTCTCAGCAGGCGACCGCAGACGCACTGGGCGTAAAGCAGGGAACGGTAAGCGGATGGGTTCGCGGCCTTCACGGCTGCACTGCCGAGGTAGCAATCAAAGCCGAGATCGCCACGAGAGGACTGATCAAAGCTCGCGACCTTCGCCCCAGCCTCCCACAGCAAGCGGCCTAACGAATTTCAACCACAAAGGAACCCACCGTGTCGTACTTCGACCCCGATCACCTGCACAACAAGCCCACCAAGGTTCGCTTGGATGAGGCTGCCGACGACTTGCTTTCGGCGATGGCTCGTTTCAAGCGCACGCAAAAGGCTGTGCTCGCCAGGGAAATACTGGAGCGCGGTCTCGACCAGATGATGCAAGAGCTTAACGCGAACACTGACGTGGCCTGAAGTGGCCGAGGAGGCCCTGTGCCAGAAAGCAAAGAGCTGGATATCCAGCTCGACGGGAAGGGCAATTCAGATCTGGCGTATCTCGCCAGGCAGAAGGGCTTAACCCCTGAGCAACTGGCGGCACGAATCATCAATGAGGCTCTCGACCGGATGACGAGAACAGAGCCTGGCCGAAGCAACGTTCGGTCGTTTCGCAAGGGCTTATAAGCCCCTGAGGGACTCATGAGGAACTGCCGTTGAACGCAGCAAAACCCAAACCGCAGATACGAAAAAGCCGACGGGCTAGGTCGGCTAATTCAACTGCATTCGTAACGCTTGTGTGAGGTCATCATATATGCACCAGACCATCCAAAGCAATACCGTGGCCCTCGCGCCACAAAACGCGAACCACGATTTCGTGGCGCGCAATCATTTCGAGCAGGCCGTGAGTGCCGCTCGCCAGGTTCGTGCCCAGTACTCGCGCCAATCTAAACGACAGCTCGTCCGTGAATGCCTGCAGCACCTGCACGCGTTCCTGGCTGCTCCTCGCCCTGGAGCAGCCCATGAGTAACGTCTTCACCTTCAAATCAGCCGGGGGCTTTACCCGGATGGACAATCAGCTGATGGACGCTCTGGCAGCGGTTCACCTGTCGCCAGCTGAGTTCAAGACACTGCACGCGATTGCTCGCCTGGTGATCGGCTACAACCTGACAGAGCGCCGCATTACTGCCGACGAAGTGGCCAAGATGACCAACATCCTGCCTGCGCACGTTTCGCGTGCTATCAGCAGCTTGCTGGCCCGTCGAGTGCTGTACCGGGTTGGTGGTAGCCGTGGCGAAATCGGCATTTGCTCGCCTTCTGAATGGGTGTACCAAGAGCCGAAAAAAGATCAATCGACTCAACCAAAATCAGTCGAAACTACCAAAATTGGTAATTCCGACAACGTAACGAAACTACCAATTTCCGACGCCTCCCTTCTTTATACGAAAGAAAAACCCCTAGTAACTGTTCCTTCGGAACAGATTACTGCCCCCCGGGGGGCGGAGCCCGCTCAGTCGGAAGGCAAGCAGGTTGTGTTCACCGGCGAAGACTTCGAAGTCGACACCACACTGATCACCAAATGGGCAGAGGCCTATGCACCGATCGACGTGGAAGCGGAGATCAAGCGTGCGGCAGCCTGGGCCAGTGGTAGCAAGCCGAAGAAGGACTGGCGCCGCTTTCTGGTCAACTGGCTGGGTCGTGCGTTCAAGCGCAGCCCGAACGGTGCCAGCGAGGCCGGGGTGCCGGTGGACAAGATCATCGACCTGTATCACAGGGTCTGCCCGAACCTGCCAGCCGTGACCGTGAAGAGCGACAAGGTTCTGCGCAGCATGATCGCCGAGCGCTGGAACGAGTCGCCGGATCACCAGAGCGGCCAGAGCTTCTGGCTTGGGTTCTTCCAGAAGGCCAACAACCGCAACCAGGTATTCTTCCGAGGCCAGAACGTCCAGCCGCGGCTGGAGGCCCTGGTCAGCCGTGCAGTGTTCCGCGAGATCTCGGAGGCTGCGCAATGAACGAACTTCACAGCCTTGAGGCCGAGCACGGCGTAATTGGCGCCATGCTTCGCCAGCCGCACCTGATCGATGTTCTGTCCGACGCTCTCGCGCCAGAGGCCTTTGCGTGGGATGACAATGCCGACCTGTACCGGTTGATCCTTGAGCTGCACGCCGACGGCAAGCCGATTGACGTGATCACCGTGAGCGACCGCCGTGCTGAGCTACCCAGTGGTACTCGGACGCTGGCATACGCCGGTGAGATCCAGGCTAATACCCCAAGCGTGGCGAACGCCAAGGCGTACGCCCAGATCATCCGTGACCGGGCTATTTGCCGTCAGCTCGCCGCCGCCGCCGAGCGCATCAACGAGGTTGCGCACGAGCAGGCCGACATCGAGGACAAAATCTCGCTGGCCCAGTCAATCGTGCTAGGCCTTGACGCATCCGGCAACGATGGTGAGTGCCAAATGATCGGCGACATCATGGCCGAGCATGTGGAGGTGCTTCAGGAGCGTCTGGATCGCTACGAGAACGGCGTTTCGATGGAAGGCCTAGGGTCAGGTATTCCTGACCTCGATAAATTCACACAGGGCCTTAAGCCGGGCCAGATGATCGTGGTTGCTGGTCGCCCTGCCATGGGCAAGACCACGCTCGCCATGAACGTTGCCGCAGATGTGGCTATCGCCCAACAAAAGCCGGTGCTGGTGGTGAGCCTGGAGATGACCAAGACCCAGCTCATGGACCGCCTGATTGCAGCTGTCGGGGGTATCCCGCTGCCATCGCTCAAGACGGGCGTATGTGCAGCTGACTACCGGGTGGAGTTGGCGGCCGCCACGCTCAAGCTGCGTGACGCGCCGATTTGCGTCTCTGACGTTCCGGTGATGACGATGCCTCGAATCCGCTCCATTGCGCGCCGCTACGCGAACCGCATGGGTGGCCTTGGGTTGGTGGTGATCGACTACCTGGGCCTGATGGAGGGCGAGGGCAAGGGGCGAACCGAGGACGTCACCGCCATGTCGCGCCAGATCAAGCTGCTGGCTCGCGAGCTTGGGTGCCCAGTGATCGTCCTGTCTCAGCTCAACCGCGGCTGTGAAGCGCGCCCAGACAAGCGCCCAGTGCTGAGCGACCTGCGCGAATCCGGCGCCATCGAGCAGGACGCCGACATCGTGATGTTCGTTTATCGCGATGAGGTGTACCACCCAAACACCCAGGACAAGGGGATTGGGGAAATCCTGATTCGCAAAAACCGTGACGGTGAGATCGGCTGCGTGCACACCGCCTTCCAGGGTGACCGCTCCCGCTTTATGCCGCTGGCCAGCCGCGCCAAACAAGAAAACGTCGTGAGGGTGAATTTCTGATGAGAGAGCGCAGAGCGATCTACCACCACCAGGGCTACCGCCTCCGCTCCTACACAGAGTTGCTGTGGGCAAGAGTGCTGGAGGCCGCGGGCATTTTCTACCTGTACGAGCCTGATTTGGTGCGCGTTGACGACGGGTATTACCTGCCTGACTTCTGGCTGCCAAACGTGGGAATTTACCTGGAAGTTAAGGGCAAGAGCCCGACCGAAGAAGAAATCCAGAAGGCCGATGCAGTGATGGCTCGTACCGGTCGAGAAGTCATGTTCCTGGTGGGGCGGCCCGAATCCGACCGTGAGGGGCTGATGAACTGCGCGATGCTTGTCCGTGGATCGGGCGGATGGACGAACGGGCTTTGCCCTTATGACCTCCACTGCCTGGTGCGTGACCACGTTGGCTATGGGATGTGGTCACGAATCAGCGCGGCAGCCAAGGGCGACATCATGGATAGCGTCCGGCCTATCGGCGACATCCTCGAAGAGTTGTTCCTTGGCCTGGCTGACCGATCCGACATGGAACAGTGCCTGCGCGAAACGCATGCGCCGGTCAATGCCGCTCGTATGGCAACCCTGCCCGAGCCAACCATCTGTGAGAAGGCGATCAAGGCCTTCCTCGATCGTCAGCAATTTCGGACTTCCCAGCGGGGTGCCGCATGAGCCGTGCACACCTGCTGGCCAAGTTGAACATCAAGCGCCGGGCAGCCGGCCGGGGAGGGCTTATGAGCGAGCAACGCAAATTCCTGGGTCACCAGTACATCGCGCGTCGGGCTTGCGGAAAAGTCTCGGCCTCCTGCTGGGATGACAAGGGGCATGAAAAGGACACCGCCAAGTTTGTCGCCAAGTGCGTGCGCCGCGGCGACACGGTGGAGCGTATTGAGCGCCACGAAGGCGATTCGCAGCTTGAGTGGATCTGTCGGCCAGGCTGCAACGACTGCCGCAAGGAGAAGCACTGATGGACACCAACAAGATGCGCGATGCCTTCGAGGTGGCGCTGGCCAAGCAGGCAGCCGAGGACGGCTTCGCCAAGCCAAGTCTGCGCCGGAACAAGAACAACGGCGACTACGTCGATCCGTTTGAGCAGGCTGCATGGTGGGCCTGGCAGGCCTCCCGCGAGGCCGTGGTGGTGGAGCTGCCGAAATTCGAGGACTACCCGGCCAGCATGGAGCGTGACATGCGCGAATCGCTGCGTTCTGCGATCGAGGCCCAAGGCCTGAAGGTGACCCCATGAAGCGCGTATGGACCGTAATCGTCGGCCCCAAGGCCTTCCAGATGGTGCTGATGGAGCAGAGCCTGGATCGCGCTGGCGCGCTGCGTGAGGCGCAGTTGATCTGGCCTGAGTGTGAGGTGGTGGGATGAGCGTCGACAAGCAAGAAATCAAGGCCCTGGCAGATCGCGTGAAGACCGATAGACGCTTCTGCGCAGACGAGAATCACCATGTTCTGGCAGATGGTGTCCTGGCCCTGATCGCGGAGATCGAGCGACTTGGAACCTGGAGCACCGCATTCCTTGCCGAGCGCGAGGCGCAGATCCGTCAGCGCGACCAGCTCAAGGCCGAGAACGAGGCGCTGCGTAAGCGAGTTTCCGATTTGTCTCCATTCAGGGGCGCCCCTTTGGCCGGCCCAGATACGCGCTGCCTTGCATGCGGTGAGCACCATTACGGGCTGGGTGGGCTGCCTTGCCCGAAAATGACCTCGTTTGCTCTTAAAGCATCGGGCAAGGGGACTAGTCATGGCTGACCGAATCAGCGTCAACAGCACTACCAAGCTCTCCGAGGCCATCAGCAAGCTTACCAACATGTTCCGCGACAAGAAGTTTGTGGTGGTCAGCCTGCGCCCAGGCAAGGATCGCACCCTGGACCAGAACGCGCTGTGGTTCGCCTTCTACAAGCGCATCGCTGAGATGACCCAGATCGGCGACGCGGCGGACGCCCGGCGCTACTGCAAGCTGCACATCGGCGTGCAGATCCTGTTGAACGAAGACGCCGAGTTCCAGCAGGCGTGGTACCGGGTCATGCGCCACCTACCGTACGAGGAGAAGCTGGCGATGATGGGCGAGTGCAAGCTCTTCGGCCCGGACGGTTTCCCGGTGACCAGCCTGTTCAACCGCGCCCAGGGCGTGGCCTACACCGACCGCATCCTGGCCGAGTTCACGCCCAAGGGTGTCTTCTTCGGCGACTTGGTGGGCGAGGTGGCGGCATGAAGAGCCAGGAAGCAAACCTCAAGCGGAACAAGGACCAAGGCGTTTTCGCGGCGCCGGGCTGGCGGGGGCTGTATGGCCATGGCCTAACTCGGCGTGGTGTGCAGTGTGTGGTTCTCGCTGCATCAGGGAAGAGTGGTAAGCAGATCGCTCGCGAGCTCGGCATTTCGCCGGGCACGGTAACTAGCAGGATGGCTGATGCCCGCCTGCACCTGAAGGCATCCAACCGCACGGAACTTGTCGCCAAGGCAGTTGCAGCAGGGATTATCTACTCATCGGAGGCCGAGTCATGCGCGTAGCCGAGATCAAGCCGAAGAAGTGCAAGGCCCCAGGCTGCGGCCAGCGCTTCAAGCCCATGCTATCGACGCAGAAGGTATGCAGCCCGGCCTGCGCTTTGGCCATGGCCAAAGACCCGAAGCTCCAGAAGGTCGCGGCCAAGGCCATCACCAAGCAAAAGCGCCAGGACCTCCAGGAGCGCCGGGAGAAGCTCAAGACGAAGGGGGAGCACCTACGGGAGGCCCAGGCCTCGTTCAATGCCTACATCCGCGAGCGGGACCGTTTGGCGGGGTATGCGTGCATCTCCAGCGGCCGGCCTTTGGACTGGAACGGAAACGCCGTTGATGCCGGGCACTATCGCAGCACAGGCGCCGCCCCGCACCTGCGCTTCGACGAAAACAACTGCCACGCACAAAGCAAGCACGACAACCGCTACCTGTCCGGAAACGTGGCCGAGTACCGCTTGGGGCTGATCCATCGCATTGGCCTGGCCGCAGTCGAAGCGCTGGAGGCCGACCAAGCCCCGCGCCGCTACACCATTGAAGACCTACAGGCCATCAAGGTCCTTTATCGCCAGAAACTCCGTGACCTGAAGAGGGCCGCAGCATGAAATATCAGAACGTGGTATCCGCAGTAGTGCGTGCACTGGCGGCCGAAACCATCAAAAGCGCCGGCGGCTGCGACTACGAGCCGAAGGTGCAGTCCAGCAAGTTGAAAGGGGAGATTACCGGCAAGGACGCGGCGCTGCTGGCGGACTGCATCGTGCACAAGCTCCTGCACGCCCAGCTCTCGCCAAAGCACTGGCACGCACTGCTGGCCAAGTACAGCACGCACAAGGGGCGCAAATTGGATGCGATCGGCAGATTGGTACCGGTGGTGCCCACACCAGCACCAAAGCGATTCACGCAGCAAGCCGTTCTTGTTTGGGCGGTACCGGAGCAGCGCAAAGGCGTGCAGCGGGTAGCCGCCCAGATCAAGCCCGCAAAGCCGCTGGAGTGCAAAGACGATTGTGGCTGCAAAGATCGCTGCAAGCTGGAGTGGCGCAACCAGGCCGCCCAGCGCAATGTGCAGCGGGCCAACGCTCAAGCCCAGGTGGTTGCCGAGCAGCGCCCGGGTGAAATGATAGTGCTGGCAGCCTCGAACTACGACATGACCACCTGGGATGAGCAGGGGCTAACGGAGCGCACCTATCAGCGCTGGAACAAGTCCATTCGCGGGTCGCTGGAAGGCCTGGTGAACGAGGCGCTGGTAGAGGCTCAGCACATGCTCGAGGCGGTTGGAGTTCTCGCAAGCGAGGCTGCGTAAAAATTTCATAGAAAGGGCTTGCAATATCATGTCGCCATGTCGCAATATTAGCACATCCTGTCATTCCTGCGTGTGTTGAGGATTGACGAGCAGAACCCGGCCATCGCGCCGGGTTTTTTATTGCCCCGAGAGGCCCTCAAGAGTCCCGACCATTACCGATTTTGCTGAACTCCATTTTTTTCAGGACACATGGAACGAATTGATGGCATTCTGATTCTGATAGCTTGCTAAGAAAAACCCATCAGGATTCCGTGATCATGAAAAAAATCATCGCTGCTGCGGTGTTGTCCCTTTTGGCCACCGGTACACAGGCTGCTGACCTGTCTGGCGCAATCGGTGCGACTAGTCAGGGCGGTTTGACCGCTCGCGCAGCTGTAGGCTTTGACTGGGACAAGAGCTGGTTTGAAACTAGCACCGGTCGGTTAACCGGCTACTGGGATGCTGGCTACACCTATTGGGAAGCAGGAGATGCTTCTGGCGGGGCCCACTCGTTGTCCTTTGCACCTGTATTCGTTTATGAATTTGGTAGCGGTGAAGTGAAGCCGTTCATCGAAGCGGGCATTGGGCTCGCAGTGTTCTCCGGTACGTCCGCAGGGGATCAGGATTTCGGCTCGGCTTTCAACTTCGAAGACCGCATTGGCGCAGGCCTGAAGATTGGCGAAACGCAAAAGGTCGGTATCCGGGCAATTCACTACTCCAACGCTGGCATCAAACAACCGAACGACGGCATTGAATCGTACTCGCTTTTCTATAGCCACCGGATTTGATTGGTCGATCTCGTTTCGTCCGCCATGCGCGGACGTTACGGGTTTTAGGCATAGAGTGTTATGCGCACATCGGAAATGCCCAAATCTGCAACCGCCATGGCCAGTTCTTCCTGAGCGACAGGGAGCGGCACGCGCATTGCCGTCACGGGATCTCTATGAGCATGCAGCCGCAGAAGTACAGCAAGAGCGTCACTCTGGCGCAATGACGTCGGCGAATCGCAAACCCAAAATCGGGCACGTCCTTTAAGGTTGTAGTCGATTTTATATTTCATGCGATGCCCGATTTTTTCCAATGAACATCGGTAATGCCATAGCGCTCAGCCAACGGCCGCGAGATTTTTTTTAAGTCCGCCGCCCTGAACTTTGGGATTACGCTCACGCCTCCATCACAGGCGGCCCAATGCCAGGCTTCCGCGTTATCCATTTTTTCTGAACGGATGATAAAGCTGCGCGCTTCACCATGAAGCCGATATTCAATGAGGAATAGCGATTGGTTGAGCATTTCCCAGATCCGGTTAGAGGCCAGCCCGGCCATCGATTCTTTTAGCGCTTAGGTGAAGGTAAGGCAAGGGCAATCGCCCGATGCTGACTATCTATGCGCTCTACGTCATAGTTTGGAGAAAAAATGGACCCAACCGACCTCGGCCCAGGCATAGCTTGGCTGAGCGGTGCGGCAACTCAACGTCGCCGACGGCTACCTGTCTGGCCTTCACTTCATTCGCATTGAGAGGTTGAGCATGGAGTTTTTTCACCGCCTGCTCGACAAACTCGACTGGGCAATAGCGGGCTTATTGGGGGCCTTGGTTGCCACCCGCTGGCACAAAGACGACCTCACAGACCGCAAGGCCTGGATTCTTTTCCTGCTCACTGGTATGGCTTGTGCCCACTACCTTACGGGGATGGTCAGCGCGTACTTTGGCATCGTCGAACCGCGCAGTGTTGCGGGTGTAGGGTTCCTGCTGGGCACCTTCGGCGGCTCGCTCATTGCCGCCGTCACCCGTGCCATCAAGGCCGCTGATCTCTGGTCTGTCATCAGGTCCAAGTTCGGAGGGCCAAACGGATGATTCTCGAATACGTCAATGCCCTGGCTGCCGGCGTGATCGCCCTATGGGCATCCTGGGCAGTTCTGAGCGGGAAAGTGCGAGATGGGGTCATCGGCAAGATCCTCTACTCGATCATCGCCCTGAGCGGCTACGCCATCCTGGCCAGGTCGGATCGTATGTTTTTCACCCCGAACACTGCCGGTGTCACGATGCACGTCGCCTTGGCCTTGGCCGGTATCCGTCACATGTTCGTCATCACCTACTGGCCACGGGTTAAGCGCTGGATCTGCCGGCGCTTGGACTGCGACGTTTGCAAGCGGTCGAGCTGATCCGCGCCACAAAATCGACATGCGCCGTTTCGTGGCGCGGGAGTATCCATGAGCAACGTGACTCGAATCCGACACGCGCTGCCGGTGAGCCAGGACATCGCTGCTGCGGTAGCAGATCTTGACGCTGCCTTGGCGAAAGCCATCGAGGCTGCGAAGGATGCGGGGCTTCCGCAGGGCCTGCTGGTTGGCCTGCTGCATGGTCACGCCCATGCCGAGACGCACAAAATGGTGATCGAATGAAGGTGGTCGAGTTCCAGCGCGAGAACTGGCGGGATGCTGCCAAAACGCTGCGGAAGATCGCCGATCAGTTGGATAGCGGAGAGCTACCCGTTTGCAGCATCGGCGTCATGGCTATGCGCGACTCATCTGGCCAGGTTGAATTGTTCGCCTTCGGTCCGGTGGCAGACGACCTGCGGTCCTTGGCAATGTTTCGTCTCGCTGAGCAGAAGCTGATCGACGTGCTGCTAGACCCTGGTCCGTGATGGCATACTGACCCTTCGACACATCGGAGGGATGATACATGGAGTTAATCGATATTTACGGCGACACGGACCGCGAGCATTTGCTTACATATTTGGTAGAGGATCGTCAGGACATCGCCAAATATGCATCCAAGCTGATCGCCAGGCTGAGTAAAGTATGCGCAGCGCAGTCAGTCAGTCAGCGATGGGGAGTAATTTTCTCGGTCAGCGATGATGGGACTTCAGTAGCAATAGGCTCCCCATTCGGTGATGCATGGGCCGACCTCAAACTTGGTATTGAGGGTAATCAGCTTCTGGGGTTTTGGGATATCCGCAAGAAAACTGTGGACGTTCATGGTGAAGAGCGGTCGAGTTTTGTATCCACCATACGCTTCACTAAAGATGGGATGTACCTGCTTGGTAGCTCCGGTGAGAGCGCGTTGAGCGTTCATCAGCAGGGTTTTGGAGAGGACACAACGGCCTACAAAATCATGTTGTCCATTCTTTACGCTATTGGAGCCCGCTGAGGTTACGAGTTCAGATAATGACAAGTAAGCAACCCGACTGGGAGGCGATCGAACGAGCCTTCCGGGCCGGGGCGCTTTCCATCCGCACCATCGCTGACCGTAACGGGGTAAGCGACACCGCGATCAGGAAGAAGGCCAAGGCCTTGGGCTGGGAGCGGGACCTTTCCGAGCAAGTCCGCAAAGAGGTTCGCAACAAGCTGGTTCGCGGCGAGGTTCGCGAAGGCCAATGCGCGAACCCCGAGCACGACGCCGAGATCATCGAAGAGGCGGCAGAAGAGGGCGCGACGGTTGTTCGCAGCCACCGCCGCGACATTCGCAAAGCCGCGAACCTTGCGAACCTTCTGATGGATGACTTGCTCACCACCATCAAACGGCGTGAGGACATCGAAGACGAAATCGAGCGCGAGACCGCCGATGATGAGAGCGGCTTCCGCCGTAGCTCGATGCTCGCCGCCGTGGCATTGCCCAGTAATGCCAAGACTCTTTTCCAACTATCCTCTGCCATGAAGAACCTGCAAGTGCTCGAGCGTACTGCATTCGGCCTGGACGACAAGGAGCAGTCGAAAGACGCCGACGAGCTCTCGCAACTGATGGATGAACTATCGAAGGAAGCCTGACCCATGAAGCCCGAGCACATGAAGCTGCTGCGGGATCGATTCTGGCGCCTGAACAACCTGTACTTCATTACGGACAAGCAGGGCAAGAAGGTCCGCTTCCGCATGACGCAGGAGCAGATCGGCTACTTCCAGGGGATGCACACCCGCAACATCATCCTCAAGGCGCGGCAGCTGGGGTTCACCACCCTGGTCTGCATCGTCCAACTCGACGGCGCGCTGTTCGAGGCTGCCAAGTGCGCCCTGATCGCGCACACCCTGAATGACGCCAAGCGCCTGTTCCGCGAGAAGATCAAGTATGCGTATGACCACCTTCCCAAGGAGATACGGGCGGCCAACCCCGCGCGCAATGACGCTGCGGGCGAGCTGGTGTTCAGCAAGGGCGGTTCACTCTACGTGTCGACATCCTTCCGGGGCGGCACGCTGCGTTACCTGCACGTTTCCGAGTTCGGGAAGATCTGCGCCAAGTTCCCGCACAAGGCGCGGGAGATCGTCACCGGTGCGTTCGAGGCTGTTGCCGCTGAGTGCTTCGTTACCATCGAATCTACGGCAGAAGGCAGGGCGGGCTACTTCTTCGACTACAGCCAGTCTGCCGAGAAGCAGCAGCTGGCCGGTGTGCCTCTGGGCCTGCTCGACTGGAAATTCTTCTTCTTCAGCTGGTGGCGCAACCCGCTGTACTGGCTGGACCCGACCGGCGTAGTCATCCCCGACCGCCTAACCAAGTATTTCGACGACCTGAACGTCAAGCACGGCATCGCCACCAACCCAGGCCAGCGCGCTTGGTACAGCGCCAAGGAAAAGACCCTCGGCGACGACATGAAGCGCGAGTACCCTTCGATCCCTGCCGAAGCATTCCAGCAGACGATCGAAGGCGCGTACTACGCCAAGCAGTTCACCAAGCTCTACGCCGCCCAGCGCATCGGCACGCTGCCTGACAACAGCCACCTGCCGGTGCATACCTTCTGGGACATTGGCGTGGGCGACTCGACTGCGATCTGGTTCGTGCGGATCGTGGGCGAAGAATTCCACGTTATCGACTTCTACCAGAATAGCGGCGAAGGCCTGCGGCACTACATGAAGGTGCTCAAGGATAGAGGCTACGCCTACGGCGAGCACTGGGGGCCGCACGACATCGACAACAGGGAATTTGGTAGCGATGGCAAGACTCGACGAGAACTCGCGCGTGAGGGCTACGAGATCGACGGCCAGAAGTACAGCCTGACATTCAAGGTCGTCCCGAAGCTGGGAGTTGACGAGGGTATCGAGCAAGTGCGCGAAGTTCTGGCGAATTGCGCCTTCGACCAATCTAAGTGCGAAGAGGGCATCACCGCCCTGGAGAGCTACCGCAAGGAGTGGGACGACAAGCGTGGTTGCTGGAAAGACAAGCCCCTGCATGACTGGTCATCCCACCCGGCAGACGGATTTCGCTATTTCGCCGTTGCCATGGCGCGACGTAAACGCACAGGCGGCAGTCGCCGCATCGGAGGTTTGGCGTAATGCCTGTTCAATCCACCAACCCAGAGTACGACGCTCACATCGAAGAGTGGCGGATGATGGACGATGCTCTGGAAGGCGAGTGCGCCATCAAGGGCAGTCCACGTAACCTGCCCAAGCCCAGCGGCATGGTCGAGGCTGAAAAGCTGGATGGCCAGGGCAATGCCTATCTCTATCAAAATTACACGGCGCGGGCACAGTACGAACACTGGGTGCGCGATTCGCTGCGCTCGATGATGGGTCTGGTCTCCCGGCTCATTCCTGAGGTGAAGCTGCCCAGCGGACTCAAGGGCGTGGAAGAGAACGCCACCGCTGACGGGTTCGGCCTGACTCAACTCTTCCTGCGCATCGTTCGGCAGACCATCTCCCACGGGCGTGTGCCGCTTGTGGTCAACGTGGACGACCAGGGCCAGCCTTACTTTGCAACCTACGCTGCTCGGAACGGCATTAACTGGGATACCGCCGATCAAGGCGGGCGCCAGGATCTGGTGCTGGCCGTATTCCGCGAGTTCCGCAAGAAGGCGGAGGACCGCTACAGCCATGAGTGCCAGACGGTTTACCGTGAGTTCTTCATGCAGGGTCAAGTCTGCTACACGGCTGTGCGCAACGAAGCAGGCGAGCTCATCGATGATGAGCGCCCCCTTGGCACTGTTGGTGCCGGCAACCAATTGGTGCGCGGCCTCGAGTACATCCCGGTCATCTACTGCGGATCGACCGACAATTCACCGGACGTGGACGAGATCCCGCTGCTGACGATGGCCAGGGCCGCGCTGAAGTCCTACCAGCTCAGCGCCGACTACTTCACCGCGCTGCACCAGACCAGCCACCCGCAGCCGTGGGTGTCGGGCCTGGACGAGAGCGTCGAGCTGAGCGTGACCGGGCCGTCTGCAGCCTGGGATCTCGGACCCAAGGGTCAGTGCGGCTATCTGGAGTTCCAAGGGGCAGGTGTTGAGGCTGTCCGAACGGCCATGTCTGACCAGAAGAGCGCAGCCCTAGAGGCTGGCGCCAAGGTCATGGACGTGTCCGGTACCGAGTCGGGAGAGGCACGCAAGACGCGCCAGAACGACCAGCATGCCACGCTGCACAGCATCGTCATCACCGCAGCGGCAGCCATTGAGCAGGCCTTGCGGTACGCCGCCGAGTGGACTGGCTACAACCCGGACGACGTGGTCTTCACGGTCAAGCCGGAGTTCGTCATACCTGAGGTCAACGCCCAGGTGCTGGCTGAGCTGCAGAAGAGCGTCATGGCCGGCACGATCAGCGCCGAGACCTACTGGCAGTACCTCACCACCGGCAAGCTGCCCGAGCGGGCCTACGACGAAGAGGCCGGGCTGATCAGCGACGAGCGTGAGTCGGCCGGCATCAATCTGGACAAAGACGATGGCGACGAAACCGACGCAAACGGCGGACGAGATGCTGCTGGAGCAGGTCAGTCGGCACGCGGTGCTGCTGGAGCGGCTTAAAGCGGGTGAGGCCAAGAAGTTCGAGACGGTCCTGCGCCAGGTGGATACCCAAGTGCGGGACCAGCTGACCCGTAAGGAGCTCACGACCTACAGCCGAACCCGGCTTGAGGAGTTCCTGGGTCGAGTTGGCGGCAAGCTGCTGGGCATCTACCAAGCGTTTGGCGATCGCATGCAGGCAGACTTGGTGGACATCGCGCTCTACTTGGCCGCCTTCGAGAGCCGCAGCTTGTCCAAGGCGCTGCTCATTGACGCCATCATGCCGACGGACTCGCTCATTCGGGCGGCGATCAACACCCAGCCGCTGCAGGTGGCAGGCATCGACGGCGGCACCCTGCTCAAGCCCTTCCTCAAGGGCTGGACGCGAAACGAGTCGACCCGGGTCACCAACGCCATACGGCTCGGCGTGGTGCAGGGCCAGACGAATGCGCAGATCACCCAAGCTATACGCGGCACGGCCGCACAGAACTTCACCGATGGCGTGCTGGCGGTCAGTAACCGCAACGCCAGGTCGGTTGTGCACACCGCCGTGCAGCACGTGTCCGCGACGGCACGCATGGAGACGCTCGCCGCTAACGCCGAACTCGTTCCGGGCTACCGCATCGTGGCCACCCTCGACCGGAAGACCAGCCAGCAGTGCAAGAGCCTGGACGGGCGTGAGTTCGAGATAGGGAAGGGGCCGGTGCCGCCGTTCCACATCAACTGCCGCACGACCATCACGCCCATCACCAAGCTGTCAGCAGCGTTCGCGAAGGGCGCCACGCGCGCGTCTGTGGGCGCATCTGGGGGCGCGCAGGTCTCCGCCAGCCTCAGCTACTACCAGTGGCTGAAAACGCAGCCACCGGCGTTCCAGGACGCTGCGCTGGGACCGGTGCGCGCAAAGCTGTTCCGCGATGGCGGGCTTACTGCGGAGCGGTTCGCCTCGCTGCAGTTGGACAAGAACTTCAAGCCACTGACGCTCGATCAGCTCAAGGAGCTGGAGCCGTTGGCGTTCGAGAGGGCCGGTCTTAACTGACCCGCGCCACAAAACAACTAGCCACGATTTCGTGGCGCGAACTACGGCCTCGCATTGCGGGGCCTTTTTCTGCCCGCCAGGCGGGCCTACTCAGTCCCCAGGGGATAGCCACATGCCTTTTGACTTCGACCCGGCCGCCCACGGCCTGACCCTCGACGAAACCCAAACTGCCGCGCTGAAGGCAGCGCTCGGCGGCGAGGTACAGAAATTCCTGGACGGGGAGGTCTCGGGCCTCAAGTCCAAGAATCGGGAGTTGATCGACTCCAATAAGACCATCAAGACCGAACTGGACGGCCTCAAGGGCAAGTTCGAAGGCCTGGACATCGAAGCCGTCAAAGGCCTGCTGGCCAAGGCCGGCCAAGACGAAGAAACCAAGCTGATTGCCGAGGGCAAGCTGGACGAGGTCATCAGCCGCCGCACTGAGCGCCTGCGCACCGATCTGGACAAGCAGGTCAAGGCTGCCAACGAGCGTGCCGACAAGGCCGAGGCCTTTGCTGCCAAGTACAGCGACAAGGTACTGGCTGACTCCATCCGCGCTGCCGCCATCAAGGCTGGCGCGCTGCCCGAGGCTGCCGAGGACATCATCCTCCGCGCCCGCGGCACCTTCAAATTGAGCGAAGACGGCGAGCCCGTTGCCACCGACCGTGCCGGCGAAGTCGTGTACGGGAAGGACGGCAAGACCCCGCTGTCTCCCCTCGAATGGGCGGAATCGCTGCGCGAAACCGCTACCCACCTGTGGCCAAGGGCTCAGGGTGCCGGACAGACCGGCGACAACGGTGGCAAGGCCACGAAGAAATGGGGCGAGTACACCGAAGCCGAGCGCGCCGCGCTGGCCAGGGACAACCCCGATGCGTTCAAAAAACTCCAAGCCACCCAAGGAACCTAATCCATGGCCACGACCCAGCTGTCGGACATCTTCGTCCGCGATTACTACGGCGCGCTGGCGCCGGTGAACACCCCCGAAAAAACCGCCGTCTTCGAATCGGGCATCGTGACCCGCTCGCCGACGCTGGACAACATCGCCAACAACGGCCAAGGCACCTCCGAGATCAGCTACTGGCAGGACCTCGATGCCGACGAGGCGCCGAACATCTCGAACGACAACCCGGATGACCTGGGCGAGGTCGGCAAGGCCGAGCAAGGCAGCATGCGCGCGCGCACGCTGTACCTCAACAAGGGCTACGGTGTCGCTGACCTCACGGCCGAACTGGCCAATAGCGAGCCGATGCAGCACATCCGCAACCGCTTCGGCACGTACTGGACCCGTCAGTGGCAGCGCTACCTGCTCGGTGCTGCACGAGGCATCATCGCCTCGAACATCGCCAACAACGGTGGTGACATGGTCAAGGACGCTGGTGCCAGCATCAGCGCCTCCGCGTTCCAGGATGCAGCCTTCACCGCAGGCGACGCGGCCGATATGTTCGGCGCGATCGGCGTGCACTCGGTCGTCATGAACCAGATGGTCAAGCAGGACCTGATCGAGTACCTGCGCGACTCCACTGGCAAGATCATCCTGGCTACATACCTCGGCAAGCCGGTATTCATGGACGACAGCCTGACCTACGCGTCCGGCCAGTTCCTGTCGGTCTTCTTCGGTCAAGGCGCATTCGGCTACGGCGAAGGCACCCCTCACACCCCCGTCGAGATGCAACGCAAGCCTGACGGCGGTAACGGTGGTGGCGCCGAGGTTCTGTGGGAGCGCAAGACCTTCATCCTGCAGCCTGCCGGTTTCAGCTGGAAGGGCAGCAACAACCTGAACCTGAGCCCGAATGCCACCCAGTACGCCAGCGCCGCGAACTGGGAGCGAGTATTCGACCGCAAGCAGGTACCGTTCGCAGCAGTCATCAGCGGCACTGCCACCCCTTGACCCGCCAAGCGGGGCGCTGACCTAGCGCCCTGCGCAGGAGACCACCATGAAAGTCATCTACACCGACAAGCCCGGCCGTGAGCGCGGCGTTTGTTACCGACTCCTAAGCCAGTTCTTCGGAGTCATCGACGGAGCAACTCAGGTTGTTATCGAGGGTGACGCACCCGAGATCGTCGAGGCCTACGAGGCGGCCGGCATCAAGGTTGGCGAGCAATCCGGGGGCGACCAGTCTGAAACCGACCCGCACAAGATGAACGCCGCCGAACTGAAGGAGTGGCTCACCTCCAAGGGTATCGAGTTCGACGCCAGCGCGAAGAAGCCCGACCTGCAAGCCCTGATCCCGCAGGAGTAAGCGATGACCGACTTCATCACCGTTGCTGACGTCGATGCAAAGCTCGGCCAGGGCTGGGCAGGTGCCGGTGATGCGGTCCTTGCCGTGGCCATGGCCAACGCCTGGCTCACGGCCAAGATCAAGCGCGCGGTGCCTGAGGTGGTGCCGGACGCCATCAAGTCCGCCGGTGCGCAGGTGGCCAAGCTGGCCGCAGCAGGCAAGCTCTACAAAGACACCCAGCGCGAAGTGCAGAGCAAGACTGTGTCGGCCCAAGCTGGCACCTCGACCAGCAAGACCTACGTTGCGGGGTCTGTTGATCGCTCGACCGGTGAGAACTTCGCCCTCGACCTCATCGCGCCCTGGACCCGCCGCGCCGGCACCGTGATGCTCAAGAGGATCTGACCCATGGGCATGCGCGAAGAACTGCAGGCCGATTTGGCGGAAGCGTTCGATGATCCAGACGGCCTTGCCGACGCGGTGAAGCCCGTTGCCGGCAGTCGCACGGTCAAGGGCGGATATGACCCCGAGATCGGCGGCACCGTACCGGCCTCGACCATCCATTACATCGGGCGCGGCGTGTTCGGCAGCTACCTGGCCAAGGAGATCGACGGCTCACGTATCCAGACCCAGGATGTGAAGCTCCTGGTGCTGCAGAACGAATTGTTCGAAGGGCAAGCCGATGCCGTGACAGCCACCCCGGCCGTACCGAAGATCGGTGACCTGATCAGCGGGTTTCGGGCGCTCAACGTCTCCGAAGACCCAGCCAAGGCTACCTGGACCGTCCAACTGAGGAAGTGACATGCCCCGCGGATCACACATGACCCAGCGCTATGGCGGGCTTGAGGGTGGGTTCGCCGAGAGCATCCGCGCTTTCGCCGAGCAGGCCCAGGAAGCGCTGGACGCCACCTTCCGCGAGATCGTGATCGAGATTGGCAGCAGCGTAATCCGCATGTCTCCGGTGGGTAACCCGGAGATCTGGGCGGCCAACCTGGCGCACCGAGAAGCCCGCAATGCCGAGGCTGACCGCTATGACGCCAAGGTCGCAGCGCGCAATGAGGCCATCAACCAGAATCCGAGCAACTTCACCAACTCGGGCAAACTCAGGCGGGGCGTGCGTTACGCCAAGCCGCTTACCAAGACCGAGCGTGACCAGAACTTTTACGTCAATGGTCTGGTATCCGGCCAGGGCTACGTCGGTGGCCGCTTCCGGGGTAACTGGCAGTTCTCCATCGACTCGCCTGCTACTGAAGAGCTTGACCGTATCGACCCATCCGGCAGCGAGACGATTGCTGCGCTGCTGAGCCAGGTGCAGGCGCTGACCATCGGCCAGACGGCCTACATCGTGAACAATCTGGCCTACGCGGTTCCGCTGGAATACGGGCATTCAACCCAGGCCCCGGCCGGCATGGTCAGGGTCACCCTGGCTAACTTCCAGCGCATTGTCGACGAGGCCATCAGGAATAACAGCATATGAGCCATGCGCGAGCCCGTCAGGCCATCGAGATCAATCTGATGGCCTGGGCGATGGCGCGCCCGATTCGGGTCGCCAACTTCGAAGAGGGATTCGAGGCCGGGTCCGGCGAGACCTACCTTCGAGCCTACTTACTGCCGGCCAGCACCACCTGCCGATACCTGGGCGGCGACGCCTACGAATACACCGGCGTCTACCAGATCAGCATCGTTTGCCCGGCAGGCCAGCCCCTGGGCGTTGCCGAATCACTGGTCGACGAGCTGAGCAGCCTGTTCCGGGTTGATACAGAGCTAAGCCGCAGCGGCTTCGAAGGCCTGCTCACCGAGCCACTGGAGCAGGGCCCAACCATTACCGAGTCGGCGACCTATACGGTCCCGACCAGCTTCACCTACCGCGGCGTCGCGGACCAATCGCCCGTAGGGGCATAACCATCCGCCACCTGGCGAAACTTCAAGAGGAAATACCCATGGCCGCACGCTTCCCGCTGCCGAACGGCTCTGTGCTGGAAATCGCCAGCGTACTCGCCGCTGCCGTTGCCTTCACCGCTCTGACCAACGCTGCACCTCCAGTCGCCACCGCCGCAGGGCATAACATCAAGAACGGCGACGTCCTGGTCGTCAGTTCTGGCTGGTCGCTTATCAACGACCGCGCGGTCCGCGCTGCCAGTGTTGCCGCTGACAAATTCTCAATGGCTGGCCTGAATACCACCAACGCCGACAAGTACACCGCCGGCGCAGGTGTCGGGTCTGTGATCCCTGTGACCAACTGGGCTCAGATCTCGAAGGTGACCGCCTTCACCTCTTCCGGCGGCGAGCAGCAGTACCTCACCGTCGGGTACCTGGAGGACGATGACGATCGCCAGTTCCCCACCAACCGCAACCCCATCACCTTGTCGATCACTGTCGAAGATCAGCCAGCCGCTGCCTACGTGGGCCTGGTTGAAGCCTACGGCGATAGCAAAGAGCTGACGGTCGTCCGCCTCAAGCTGCCCAACGGCGACCAGATCCTCTATCCGGGCTACGTGAGCATCACCACAACCCCGACCATGGAGCGCAACAACCTGATGACCCGAACCATCAGCATCGCGCTCTCGGGTCGTCCGGTTCGCTACCTGGCTGCTGCCTAAGGAAACCTCATGGCGAAGATCAAAATCGCGCAGAACCCGACGTTTACCGCCGAGGTGCAGGTGCCTCGAATCGGTGGAGATCCAGTGCCAGTGGAATTCGAGTTCCGCTACATGGACCGGGTGACGCTGGCCGGCATGTTTGACCGCTGGAACAAAGCGCGCGACGCCTGGGCGGAGAAGGCCAAGGCCGACAACGCTACCTGGGAAGAGGTGACCGCCGGTGAGATCGCTCTGCAGGCTGAGCAACTGGGCGAAATCGTCACCGGGTGGGACCTGGAGGATAAGTTCAGCCAGAAAGCGATCCTCGAGTTGGTCCGTACCTGTACGGGGGCGCCAAAGGCCGTCATCGACGCCTTCCAGGCTGCCTACAGCCCGGCCCGATTGGGAAACTGAGGGCGGCGGCCCGGGCCTGCTACGAGCGTGGGCCCTCCGCCGAGCAACTGGCGGCGCTGGGGCTGACACTGGATGACATCGAGGAGGAGGAGGTGGAGGTCTGGCCAGATGCATGGCCAGCCTTCCGCCTGTTCGATGCCCTTGGCACCCAGTGGCGGGTGGCTTCTGGCGCCCCGTCTGGCCTGGACTACACCGCCATACCTGCAACTGCCGCGATGCTCGGCATCAAGCGCCGCGACCTCACCGACATTTTTCCCGATCTCCGCGTCATGGAGGTGGAGGCGCTCTCGGTGATGCATGATGCCCATTGAGCGTTTACTCCGCTGGTCGAATGATTGGGTGGCAATTTGACGTCGCTACTTGACTGCTGCAATATCGCGCCCCACTTTGATTGTGTATATACAAATCCAAGATGAATCGACCGCAAGGGGGCCGGATGCCTAAAAGCCTGGATGTAGCCGAATATTTCCTCCATCTGGAAGGAGATGGTGGCGAAATCTCGAATCTGAAGCTTCAGAAGCTCGTGTACTACGCCCAAGGGTTCAGCTTGGCGCTTAATGACGCGCCTTTGTTTGACGAGCCTGTCGAGGCTTGGATGCACGGACCAGTAGTGGCTAGCCTCTACCGAAAATTTCGTGACTTCGGCTCCAATCCGATTCCTCCAAACGAGTCCTTCGATCCAGAGGTGTTGAGCCGGGCGCAGCGCAGATTGATTCGAGAGGTCTACGACGTCTACGGCCAGTATTCCGCGTGGAAGCTTCGTCAGCTGACTCATGAAGAAGATCCTTGGAAGGACAATTATGAGGAAGGCAGTCATAGCCACGAGATCCCTCAAAAGGAAATGAAGGCCTACTTCCGCGAAAATTTGGTGAATTGACAGATGGCCGGGAGGAGAATCAAGGGACGAGACTCTGCTGGCAGCCATATCAAGCCTCGGACCTCGCCCGCAACTGAGGTCGATGACTCTGACACCAAGCCGCCAGTCTTCTCGTTCGAGTACCTGCAGAATGGTTGGTGCATTCAAGACTGTCAGCAAGAGGAGCGAGCGAAGATGCTTGAGCGGCTTCGCCGGATCAGTCAGCGGACATGGCGTGAGATACGGCAGCTTGATCGACACGGATACGGTACAGAGACGATACCGAGGCACATCATCAAACCTGCGCTGCCTTCGTTTATCACCGAGGACGTTAGGCTACTCGCATTCCGGGCATATGACCTTGTCGCAATGGTCGGCTACCGGAGTGGTCGAATTTTTCATGTGATCTGGGTTGACCGGGAGTTCAAGCTTTACGATCACTGAAGCGATGAGCGGCCGACTATTGAGCATGAAAAATATGCTCGGGCTGAACCCCATATATCACTAGAACCCGCTCCGGCGGGTTTTTTCATGCCCGGAGAAAAGCATGACCACCATTGCCTCCCTTGGCCTGCAGATCGACTCCGGTGATGCCGTCGAGGCCAAGGACAACCTCGACCAGCTGACGGATGCTGGCAAGCGCAGCGAGGAGTCGGCCAGCAAGACCGGTCGTGCCTGGGAGACCACCCTGGGCGGCCTGCAGGGTGACACCCGGCAGATCGTGCAGGAACTGCAGACGCTCAACGCCAAGCAGGCCGAGTTGGCGCAGCAGATGGCTACCGTGGGCCGCGCCGTTACCAGCGCATCCACGGCATTCAGCAGCGCCGCAGCGAACATGGGCTCCTTCCGGGCTGAGGCTGCGCAGGCCGGGCAAGTCCAGCAGGCGCTGACTACTGCCACGGATGCCGGTGCTCAGGCTGGGCGGCGTGCCGCTGAGTCCGCTGACGAGCAACAGGCCAGGATTCTGGCCGTGGCCAAAGCCTCTTTGGAGGCGAGCCAGTATGTTCAGACGCTCAATCGGGCCACTGAACAGAGCGTGGAGGTCACCGCCCAGGCGAACGCTGTGCTCTCAGATAGCGCTAGCCGTCAGACGGCCATCAACAGCCGAGCTCAAGCCCTCATCGCCACCGAAGAACGCCAGGCGGAGGCGGCGAGGAGAGCGGCCGGGGCCCACCGGGAGGAAGGGCAGGCACTGGACGAACTGCTGGGCAAGATTGATCCGACTGTCGCGGCATTGGGTCGGCTGGATCAGATGGAGCAGAAGCTCAAGGGCTACCGCGCCAGCGGCGCGCTGGATGCCGAGACCTTCGGTGAGTACCAGACAAAGATCGACCAGGCCCGAACTGCACTTGGAGGTGCAGACGCAGCGCTGAACAAAACCGGTATGTCGGCCAAGGCCACGGCGGCGGCGCTACGCAACGTGCCAGCTCAGTTCACCGACATCGTGGTATCGCTTCAGGGAGGGCAGGCACCGCTCACCGTGCTGCTGCAGCAGGGCGGGCAGCTCAAGGACATGTTCGGCGGCGTCGGGCCGGCCATCAAGGCCCTCGGCGGCTATGTGCTTGGCCTAGTAAACCCATTCACTGTCGCCGCAGCTGCCGTTGGCGTACTGGGCTATGCCTACTACAAGGGCAGCGAAGAGACGGTAGGCTTTCAGAAGGCGTTGATCACTACCGGCAACTCTGCGGGCACTACTGCTGACCGGTTGTCAGGAATGGCTGCTCAGGTATCAGCCACAGTGGGTACCACCGGTGCCGCCGCGGAAGTCCTGACCCAGTTAGCCGGTAGCGGGAAGGTAGCTGCCGGCAGCTTCGTCGAGATTACCGAGGCTGCGCTTGAATGGCGCGATGCTACAGGCCGCGCCGTGGAGGAGACCGTCGCCGAGTTCGTCAAGATCGGAAAGGACCCGGTCGCAGCGGCCAAGGACCTAAACGAGCAGTACAACTTCCTGACTGCCTCGACTTACTCGCAGATCGTTGCGTTGAAAGAGCAGAGCGACACCATCGGAGCCGCCAAACTGCTCACCGACACCTACGTCGATACCATTAAGAATCGCAGCAAGGAGGTCACTGAGAACCTTTCGATATGGGAACGCGGCTGGAAGGCGTTGCGTGGCGAGGTTGCTGCAACGGTTGATTCGGTCAAGAACATTGGCCGGGACCAGGATATCGCAAGCCGCATCGTCGATTTACAGCAGCAGGTGGCTGCAGCCCAGAGCGCTGTGAATGCCGACAAGGATGACAGCGATGCTCAGAAGAAGCTGACCAACGCGAATCTTGAGCTGAAGGGTCTGATTCAGCAGCGGGACACGCTAGCGGCGATCGCCAGCGCCCGCGCTCTGGACTCCCAGCAGCAACAGGCAGCTGTTGCCGCGATTGGCAAGATCGATGCCTTGGAGAAATCCGCCAGGACGAACGCTGAAAAGCGAGCCGATGCGCTGAAGGACTACTACAAGTCGCTTGAAGCCATCCGCAAGGTCAATCCGAATGATGAGCGCCTGAAGCCCGAGAACATCGCTCGGGTGCAGGGTGACATCGCCAAGCAATTCAAGGATCCAGCTGGACGAACAGGGTCGGTAGATCTCTCCGAGTTCAACGACCAGAAGAATGCGCTGAGCGCCATCCTGGCTGAATACAAGAACCACCAGAAGGAGCTTGATGCGGCGCAGAAGGCCGGCCTGATCTCTCAGGAGTCGTACGCCGCCCAGCGGGCTGCCATCATCGAGCAGCAGAAGGCAGAGGTCACAAACGCCTACGAGGCCGAAATTAAAGCTTTGGAGAGGGCCAGGGGGCGTAGCAGCACCAGCGCGCAGCAGCGAATCCAGCTTGATCAGAAGATTGCCGATGCCCGCGCTGCGATGGTCAAGGCACAGAAGGATGCCGATACCGAACTGTCCGTGCTTGCCACAAACGAGCAGGGCCGGCTGGCTAAGCAGGCTAGGGCAGTGCAGACCTATACCGATGCGCTCGGCCAGCAGGTAACAGCGCTTAGGCTTGAAGGACAGCGCTCAGCCGAGAGCCTTGGCCTCGGTGATCGCCGGCGAGGGCTCCAGGACCAGCAGTACGGCATAACTGATCGCATCAACCAGCAGCGCCTGGACCTGGCCAATCAGTATGGCGACGGATCCCGTGGCATGAGCCTTGATGAGTACAACCAGAAGCTGGCGGCCCTGAACAAGACCGAGAAGGACCTGCAGGAAACCACCATCGCCAACTACGACCAGATGACAGCCGCCCAAGGTGACTGGCGCAAGGGTGCATCATCTGCCTTCCAGACTTACTTGGAGCAGGCCCGGGATGTTGCCGGACAGACGCGATCCCTGTTCACCAATGCATTCAGTTCGATGGAGGATGCGGTTGTGAATTTTGCCATGACGGGCAAGTTCTCGTTCGCAGACTTCACTAAGTCGATCTTGGCTGACATGGTCCGGATCGAGACGCAGCGCGCTGCCTCTGGGCTGCTTGGCAGTCTGGTGAGCTGGGGCGCCACGGCGGCATCCGCCTACTTCGGCGGTGGCGGTGGTAATGGCATGGAAGCCGGGTCGGCGGGCGCGGTTTCCTCAAATCTCGGAGCCTCCCAAACTGGCTACTCGTCTGCATATGGATTCTCGGCCGGCGGCTACACCGGTGCGGGCGGCAAATATGACCCTGCCGGCATTGTGCACGCCGGCGAGTTTGTCCTGCGTCGCGAGGTTGTAAGCCAGCCTGGAATGCTCGACTACCTGTCAGCTCTCAATAGCCGCGGTTACGCAGACGGTGGCTTGGTGTCGCCAATGCCGGTTCCCCGGCAGGTATCTGGACGGTCTCACTCAGGCGCATCCATCAGCGTATCCGCACCTGTGAGCTTGGTCATGGAGGACAGAAGCAGCGAGGGCATGCAGCTCGATCAAACGCTGCTCCAGCAGAACATGCAAAAACAAATGCAGATGGCTGCCGAGAAAGCGGTCGCTGACTCATGGCGCCCTGGTGGTGTCAGCCATCGAAACACTACCGGGAGGCGCTGATGGCCATCGAGAAATTCAGCTGGCCAACCCAGCGCGGTGAAACCCCCGAGATCAGCTACCGCACCCGCGAATCCCGGTTTGGAGGTGGGTACCGGCAGGTGGTGGGCGACGGGCCCAACAACAAGGAAGACAGCTACCCCATCACCGTCACCGGAACGAAGGCCCAAGTACGCAAAGTCATGGAGTTTTTCGACAGGCACGGCGGGGCTAAGGCTTTTCTGTGGACCACGCCACTCGGAGATTTGGGGCTGTTCATTTGCAAAGACCCCAAGCCCACCCCGGTGGGAGGTGGTCGTTTCAAAGTGACCGCCACCCTCGAGCGGGCTTTTCACCCATAAGGAACCAGCATGTCACTGATCAAGGACATCCAGACTCTGGAGCCTGGCAACGAGGTGCTGCTGTTCGAACTCGACGGTTCGGACTTCGGCGCCGACACCCTGCGCTTCCATGGCCATGCGAATCCTCACACGCCCGAGGAACTGCGTGCAGCCGGCGCCAATGCCGACCAGCTGCAGGCCAAGTCCATCTGGTGGCAGGGCAACGAGTACAGCGCCTGGCCAGTGCAGATTGAAGGCATCGAGGCGAACTCCGACGGCACTGCGGTGCGGCCGACGTTCAGCGTGGGCAACGTCAATGGTCGGATCACCGCGCGGTGCTTAGCCTTCGACAACTTGCTCGAGTTCAAGCTGACCATGCGGCACACCTTCGCCGAGTACTTGGACGCTGCGAATTTTCCCGGCGGCAACCCTTCCGCAGATCCGGCGGAGGAGGCAATCGAAGTCTGGTATATCGACCAGAAGGTGTCTGAGAGTGGCACCATTGTAGCCTGGGAGCTTGCAAGCCCGGGCGATGTGGGTGGCGAGACTATTGGACGGCAGATGACTCAGCTATGCCATTGGGCGATGACGGCGGGGTACCGGGGGCCAAACTGTGGCTTCACCGGTCCCTACTACGACATGGATGGGAACCCGACCTCGGACCCGGCCAAGGACCAATGCAACGGCTGCCTGGACACTGGCTGCACGGTCCGGCATGGCCAGGGCAACGAACTTCCCTTCGGCGGCTTTCCTGCCGTCTCGCTGATCGCCCGGAGCTGACCATGCGCAAACACATCCTCGACGCCGTGCGAGCGCACGCAGCGGCTGAATACCCGCGCGAGTCTTGCGGGTTGCTGCTGCAGATAGGCCGCAGGCAGGTGTATCACCCATGCACCAACGCGTCCAACGACCCGACTGAGGAATTCCGAATTGCCCCCGAGCAGTATGCCGAAGCCGAAGATCGGGGCGAGGTGATTGGCATCGTTCACTCGCATCCCGACGCCACCAGCAGGCCGTCACCGCGCGACCTAGCCATGTGCGAGGCCACGAGCCTGCCCTGGCACATTCTGTCTTGGCCGGAGGGTGACCTGCGCACGATCACGCCAACCGGCAGCACGCCTCTGCTTGGTCGCCCGTTCGTGCATGGTGCGTGGGATTGCTGGCAAACCTGTGCTGACTGGTACAAACGTGAATGGGGGCTGGAGTTTCCCGCCTACGCCCGAGAAGAGGGCTGGTGGGAGAATGCTGACGGACCGAGCCTGTATGAGCAAGCCTATGAAGCCGCCGGCTTCTATCAGGTGAGCGAGCCACAGCGTGGTGACTTGATCGTCATGGCGGTAGGGCGCACTGCCCACCCCAACCATGCGGGCATCTACTTGGGCGCCAATGCCAAACTGCCTGGCGAGGCCGGCCAGGTCTTCGGGCCGGGCCCATTCATGCTGCACCACCTGCTGGGGCGGCCATCGGAAATCATCGTGTTTGGCGGGCCATGGCTCGACCGGACGCGCTTGGTCTTGCGTCACCTCAAGAGTCAGTGATGGTACATTCGCAGTTTTCAGGGAGGGATCACATGCGGATTTTGATCGTGGCATTGGGGACTGCTTTGCTGATGGGGTGTGCCACCTCGCCCGTTCCACTGAGTCAAGCTAAGCAAGCGCCAAGTGATCGGGTTACGGGATATCAATCCAGCGTGACTGGGGGTGGGCAGATCATCGTCACCCGTGACAGTGGATTCCCGGGTGGTGGCTGCTATGCCACTGTGTTCATCAATGGCGAGCCTGTTGCACGGCTGAACCCCAAGGAAAAGGCTTATTTCAACGTTCCGGCCGGGGAGTGGATGATCGGCGCCTCACTTGAAGGCAAAGCACTTTGTGGTATGAACGCAGAACGTCTTGAGGTAGAGGCTTCGATTAAGCCTGGCCAAACCAAGAAGTATCGTATCTACACCTCCGGAGATGGAGGTGTGAGCGTCAAGCCCACCACATTCTAAACAGCCGCCTCCGGGCGGCTTTTTCATGTCTGGAGGAAAAATGTCGGCACTCGCCCAGCATCGTGTAAACATCAAACTGTCAGGCTCACTGGCGCAGAAATTTGGCAGATCTCATCCAAAAGTTCTTGATTCGGGTAATACATGGGAGGCGTTCAAGGCTCTCAAGGTAACCCTCCCGGGATTTGAGGATGAGGTCAAAAGGCTCGATCGGTTAGGCATCAGGTTCGCCATCTTCCGAAACAGAAGAAACGTCGGTGAAAAGGAATTCGACCGAAGCGGAGCACAGGAAATCAGGATCGTCCCTGTTGTCGAGGGGCGTAAGCGCGCCGGCGTACTGCAAACGATCATTGGCATAGTTCTAATCGTTGCAGGGTTCTTTTATGCGCCCTTGATGCCGGTTGGGGTTGCAATGGTTGCAGGCGGAGTCGTTCAAATGCTCAGCCCCCAGGCCAAGGGCCTATCCCAAAGTGCGGCGCCGGAAAACCTACCGTCGTACGCCTTCGGCAGCGCCAAGAACACCACAGCAAGCGGCAACCCTGTCCCGATCTGCATCGGCGAACGACGCTGGGGTGGGGCGATTATCTCCGCCTCGATCGAGGCGCAGGACAAGGCATAGCGCCAAAAGAATGCACAGACCGCCAGTTGGCGGTTTTTTTTCGCCCGGAGGAAAGCATGGGCCCAGTAGATCACCTGGAAATTGTCGGCGCCAAGGGCGGCGAGAGCCAGCCAAAACAGGCCGTAGAGTCTCCGGATAGCCTGCGCTCAACGAACATCGCCAAGATCCTGCTGGCCGTGGGCGAAGGCGAATTCGATGGGGTGCCCACCGACCGGGACATCTACCTCGACAACACCCCGATCGCTGATGCCAGCGGCAACGTGAATTTCCCAGGTGTGAAATGGGAATGGCGCCCGGGCTCCGTTGAGCAGAGTTACATCCAGGGCATCCCGTCGGTGGAGAACGAAACTTCCGTCAACGTTGAGCTGCGCAGTGACAACCCGTTCACGCGCGCCCTGAGCAACACCCAGCTCTCGGCTGTTCGCGTGCGCATGTCCTGGCCGCGCTTGGCCAAGCAGGAGAGCAACGGCGACACCAGGGGCTATCGCATCGAGTACGCGATCGATATCGCTACAGACGGTGGCGCTTATGCCGAAGCTCACCTGGGCGCCGTGGATGGCAAGTCCACCAACGGCTACCAGCGCTCGGTGCGCGTGAATCTGCCCAAGGCAACTTCCGGGTGGATGCTGCGCGTGCGCCGACTCACGCCGAACGCAAACAGCGGTACCGTGGCCGATACCATGACCGTGGCCGGCTACACCGAGATCATCGACCAGAAGATCCGGTACCCGAACACGGCCTTGTTGTACATCGAGTTCGATGCCCAGCAGTTCCAGAACATCCCGGCGGTGACGGTCAAGTGCAAGGCCAAGCGCTGGCCGGTACCGAGCACCTATGACCCGATCACCCGCACTTACAGCGGTGTGTGGGACGGCACGTTCAAGCTGGCCTGGACCAACAACCCTGCCTTCGTGACCTATGGTCTGTGCGTGGAAGACCGTTTCGGCCTGGGCAAGCGCATCAAGCCGTGGATGGTCGACAAGTGGGAGATGTATCGCATCGCCCAGTACTGCGACCAGCTTGTGCCGAACGGTGTGGGTGGCCAAGAGCCGCGTTTCCTCTGCGACATGAACCTGCAGGGCCGTGCCGAGGCTTGGACGCTGCTGCGTGACCTTTCGGCTATCTATCGGGGCATGGTGTATTGGGCCCACGGTTCGCTGTTCATGCAGGCGGACATGCCGCGTGCGCAGGATATCGACTACGTCTTCACCCGGTCGAACGTGATCGACGGTGAGTTCGTGTATGGCGGCGCCGAGCGCAGCACGCACTACAGCCGGGCCCTAGTCAGCTACGACAACCCAGCCAACAACTACGACACCGACGTTATTCCGGTGTCCGACAACGCGCTGCAGCGCCGGTACCGGGACCGCCCAATCGAGCTCTCGGCGATTGGCTGCACCCGGGCATCCGAGGCCCAGCGCCGCGGTAAGTGGGCACTGCTGAGCAACAGCCAGGATCGCACCGTTACGTTCAAGACCGGCATGGAGGGCCGTATCCCGCTACCTGGGTTCGTTATCCCAGTGGCGGACGAGTTGGTGGCAGGGCGGCCGAACGGCGGCCGTATTTCCTCGGCTGCAGGCCGCGTCGTGACGCTGGACCGTGACACCCCGATCAAGGCCGGCGACCGGCTGATCGTGAACCTGCCCAACGGTACCGCCCAGGCGCGGACGGTGCACTCCGTCGCGGGCCGGGCGGTGACCGTCACCATCGAGTACAGCTTGCAACCCGAACCTGAATTGCAGTGGGCGATCGACTATGACGACCTGGCCATTCAGCTTTTCCGGGTGCTCAAGACCACCCGCACCCAGGAGGGCAACTACGAAATCACCGCGCTCGAGTTCAACCCGAGCAAGTTCGCCGCGATCGATACCGGAGCGAAGCTGGACGAGCGTCCGATCAGCGTCATTCCGGTGACTACCGTGGCGCCTCCGGCCAGCGTATCGCTTTCGTCTGCCCACATGATCGACCAGGGTATCGCGGTCAGTACCATGACCATCGCCTGGCCGGCAGTGGCGGGCGCTGTTGCCTACGATGTCGAGTGGCGCAAGGACAACGGCAACTGGATCCGCCTGCAGCGCACTGGTGCCGCGTCTGTGGACGTGGTCGGTATCTACGCTGGTGCATACCTAGCCCGCGTCCGTTCGGTCAGTGCATTCGACATCACCTCGATCTGGAAAAGCTCGAACCTGACCCAGCTGAACGGCAAGGAAGGTTTGCCGCCGGCGGTCACCTTCCTGGCAACCGAGAGCTTGCTGTTCGGCATCGGCATCAAGTGGGGCCTGCCTGCCGGCGCCGAAGACACCGAGCGTACTGAACTGTGGTACAGCGAAGGCACCGACCTCGGCGCGGCAACCAAACTTGCCGACCTGGCCTACCCGCAGAGCGAGCACGTCATGCAGGGTCTGCGTGCGGGTCAGCGGTTCTTCTTCTGGGCGCGCCTGGTGGATCGGTCCGGCAACGTGGGCCCGTTCTTCCCTGTGGCGCCGACCGTGGTTACCGGCATTGCGAGTGCAGACGCCAGCCCGATCCTCGAGCAGATCAAGGACCAGATCACCGAGAGCGAGCTGGGCAAGGAGCTCACCAGCAAGATCGAAAAGATCGCGCTCATTGACGGCAACGGTCCTGGCTCGGTAAACGAGCGGATCGGCACCGCCAAGACTGAGCTGGCCAAACAGATCAGCGACGTGAACAACGCCCTTGGCACTGTGAAGGGCAACCTCGAGCAGCAAATCACGGCCGTCAGCGCGGACGTTTCCGCTGCCAAGACCGAGCTGCAGCAGCAGATCGCGAACGTCTCGGCCCTGGCCGGCTCCCTGCCTTATCGCAAGGACAAGGCCTACAGCGTCGGCCAAAGCGCCCTGGGCAGCGATGGCAAGTTGTACCAGGCCCTAAAAGCGGTACCGCTGAACACGCCACCGCCGAACGCCACCTACTGGACCGATGTTGGCCAGGCGGTGGTGACTGCCAACGGCATGGCTGCGCGCGTTTCCAAGGTCGAGACCGATGTCTCCACGCTGGATGGCAAGGTGACCGCCCAGGCGTCGCAGATCAGCGGGCTGCAAGCTGGCCTGTCTACGACCAATGACAACCTGGCCAAGAAAGCCGATGCATCTGCAGTGAGTAGCCTGGGTCTGCGCGTATCGGATGCCGAGGGCAAACTCTCGTCGCAAGCCACCCGCATGGACGGCATGCAGACCAGCATCGACGGCAAGGCCAGCTCGCAGGCGCTGCAACAGGTCACTAGCCGCGTAACGGCGACCGAGGACAAGGACAAGGCCCAAGATCAGCTCATCAGCTCGCAAAGCCAAGCGCTTACATCGCTGACCGACAGCGTGAGCAAGAAGGCTGATGCCTCGGCTGTGCAGTCGCTGGGTAACCGAGTGGAAGTTGCCGAAGGGGCGATAAGCAGCCAGAGCACTGACATCACGCAGCTGAAAAACAGTGTTGGTGCCGCCCAGCCATTCGTGGCTGGCCGTGCCTGGGAGTTCACCGGCTCGACCAGGGGCTGGGTGGCGACCGCTACTAACGGGACGATAACCGCAGGCCCGTTGTTTGCTACCGTGACTGCAAACCCGAACCTTCAGTGCAATTTCACCCCAGTCGTTGCAGGCGCAGAGAACCCCTATCTGCGGATCAGGCTACGCCGACGTAATACCAGCCGGGCGGGTGCCCAGATGTACTGGGCGAATGAAGACGGCGGGTTGGCCGAGGCAAGGCGCTTTGGGTGGTTCATCAGCACCACCACCACGGATTGGCAAGACATCGAGCTTGACCTATCTGGCCATGCCGGGTGGAACGGCAAGAAAATCTACGCCATCCGCCTGGACATGATGAACTCCGGCGATACAAGCGGCGAGATCGATATCGCCTATATCGCCGTTGGTAGGCGTTCCGCCTCGGCCTCGGCAGAAGCCGTCTCCAGCCTGAGCAACGCGGTCACCGAAGCCGAAGGAAAGCTGTCCAGCCAGGGCCAGTCGATCGTGAGCTTGCAGGGTGGGCTCAATACCACCAACGGTAATGTGTCAGCCGCGCAGAAGGCTGCCCAAGACGCATACAGCCTCGCTGATGCCAAAGGCAAAGTGATCGTCCAAAATTCAGCACCCTCAGCCATCAACCAGCAGATCCAGAACCTTTGGATTGATACCACAGGGGGTGGGAACACACCCAAGCGGTGGAATGGCTCAGCATGGCAGGCAGTTTCGGACAAAGTAGCCACGGACGCCGCGGCAGCAGCGGCCAATGCCCTGAGCCAGGTAGCGACAAAGGCTGATGCATCTACCGTTCAGAGCCTCACGAATAAGGTAGAGCAACAGGGCACAGCCATCACCGCAGCTGGCGAGGCGATCACTGGCATCAATGCATCTCTCGGCCAGGTTGGCGGTGAGAACCTACTGCCTAACCCTTCGTTTGAGGTAGAGGGGCCAACTGCCGGCCTTGCTGATGGCTGGCGTGTCGGCTCCTCGTTGGCTGCACCTAACCGGCTCCTGTCGTTGGTGCCGTCAACCTTGGATCCTCGCGGCAAAGCGCAGCGTATCGATGCCAAGGGGCTGTCCGGCTCTGCGTATGTGGACGTTGCGCTACCGAACGCAAGCTGGGTATCCATGGCGCCAGGGCAGGTGCTGACAGTGTCGGCGTATGTCCGGGGAACCCAGGATCTGGTCAGCGAGATCTACCTGCAATACAAGAACAGCGGTGGGGCCACGGTCGGGACGCATGGGCCGCTTCGAACCATTCTGAGAGACGCATGGAACCGGCCAGTCTTCACGGGCGCTCCTGCCCCAGATGGCACGATTGGGGCAGACCTCCTTTTACGCGTCAGAGGGCCTTTGGGTGGTACCGCCAGTGACGGCTACTACGAGATTGATCGCGCCCAGGCTGAATTATCCACCGTGGTCAGTGCCTGGAAGGACAACGCCAAGAACGCCCAAAGCGCAGCGCAAGCAAACGCCGTAGCGATCAGCAGCGTATCCGGTCGCGTATCCAACGCTGAGGAGGGCCTGACATCAGTCAGCGGCCGGCTAACTCAGCTGGACAACTCGATCGGCGACCTAGGCGGGGAAAACCTGTTCTATAACCCAGCTTTCATAAAACTGGCTACAGGAAACAACCCTGACGGGTGGGTACCGGAAGGGACGGCAACCTATACGCCCTCAATGGTCAGTTCCTGGCTCAACGCTGCAGAAAATGCATATCGGTGCACCACCACGGGCGTTGGCACAACAGCTTCGGGCAACCCTTACACGTCGCTGGTCACAGCAAGTGAACGGGCTCCTGCCGTTGCCCCGGGTCAGACGGTGACATCGTCGATCTTTGGAAGGAAGACCTCCGATTCAGGCGATTTGGGATTGAGGATCTTCCATCAGTGGGCAAACGCCGCCGGCACCGTAATCTCTGCTCCGGCCTCGGCGGTTGTGCCCGTGTCGGTCTCCGGCGATCGCGTGTCGTACACATCGGTTGCTCCGGCTGGCGCCGCCAAGGTTAGGGTGTTCTACCGGGCCCACGCTGCGAGCGGGAGTAACGCTGCTGGGACCTTCGAGCTTGCCAGGCCACAGGTCGAATACGGTTCACGACCTACGGGCTGGCGAGACAATGGCCAGGTCAATAGCAATGCCATCGGCGCCGTATCTACAGTCGTTGACGGCCTGTCCTCGAGCGTAAGCCAACAGGGCAAAGACATAACGTCGGTGTCTAGCAGAACAACTTCTTTGGAGAACAGCGTTAATAATGGCTCGACTGGTCTGGCCAGTAAGGCGTCGACGGCTGCGTTGAACAGCGTGGCTAACCGGGTTACGGCTACGGAAACTGGTCTAAGCGCGCAGTCCACCAGCATTACCAACCTGGAGGCGAAGATAGGTAACGCCCAGCCATTTGTTGCCGGGCAGACCTGGGAGTTCGTCAATTCGGTTGAGGGCTGGAAAGCCAATACGGTTGGGGCAGCCCTGACTGCTGGCCCTCAATACGCAACTGTAGCCAAGTTCACGACCATCCAGGTTACCAACACATTCCCTGTTATCGATGGTGCCGAGAACCCGCTGATCCGCGTCAGACTGCGGCGTCGCAACACCGGCCGGGCGAGTGCGGCTATGTACTGGGCAAACGAGGATGGTGGACTCGCCGAGGCTCGTCGATTCAACTGGCCCATCAATACCTCGAGTACAGACTGGCAGGACATTGAGTTCGACCTCTCTGGCCATGCCGGCTGGAACGGGAAGAAGATTTGGGCCATCCGCCTGGACATGTACAACTCTGGTGACGCCAACGGTGAGGTGGACATTGCCTACATCGCAGCCGGTCGGAGATCGGTTGCAGCATCGGGTAGAGCGTTTGACTCGTTGAGCGTCAACGTCACCCAGCAAGGCGACAAGCTGGCGGCGGAAACGCAGCGGATCAATGGTTTGGTCACATCGGTTGGGAATGCCAGCGCCGCGATTCAGGACGAGGCCAAAACCCGGTCTGATGCTGACTCAGCACTCAGCACGCGCATCACCACTGCTCAGGCGAAAGCAGATGATGCTCTCGCAGCAGCCCAGAGCGAGGTCACGGCGCGAGCCGACGCCGACACCGCCTTGGGCAAGCGCGTTGACACTGTTCAGAGCAACCTGGGCAGCACCAACGCGTCAGTGCAGCAGATCAGCACGGCGCAAACCAGTTTGAACAACAAGGTCAACGCCTCGTACTCGGTGCGGCTCCAGGTAACAGCTGGTGGGCAATACGTGGCTGCCGGGTTTGGCTTGGGGGCGGATAACAGCAGTGGAGTGCTGCAGTCGGTCTTCGCTGTGATGGCGGATCGGTTCGCCGTGCTCAATCCGAGCGGGAACGGCTTTGTGAGCCCATTTGCCATTCAGAATGGGCAGGTGTTCTTGAACGAGGCGTTTATCTCAACCGCGACGATCCAGAAGGCGCTCGTAGGTGGTTCGATTCAGTCATCGGCCATGACCAGCTACGGGTCACCGATCATGTCTGCTGACTTCGCCAACGGGCAAATTACTGCCCGGCATCCCACCAGTTCGAACACTTATTGCTTCATGAATAGGAACGGCATTGTCGTAGTGGTAAACGGAGCCGTCCGAGTGCGCATGGGGACTTGGTAACAGGGTCAGTAGCATTTACTTGTTGGAGAGGTTTGTATGCCGCAGGGTCTGCAAGTGTTCGATGCTGCCGGTCAAGTAGTCATTGATACTTCTACAATCGTGGGTTTATTGATTGGTCGCATCGATGTGGCTGAGAATCAGCTGAGCGGTAGCATTTATAATCCAAAACTAACCAATGGGCGGCCTTTCGTAGTGCCATTTATTGGTATGATGAAATCGCCAGTTGGGTTCGGGGGTGGGCGTAATGATTTGATAACTTCATCACAGGTCAGCTTCGGCGTAAGTGGTAATACGCTTACTTGGATCAGACCTCCACGAAGCCCGCAAGAAACGTCATCGCCAGCGGGAACCATCTACTACGGGATATATTCAGGTGCCTGAAGGATTCCAAGCGGTCAACGACTACGGGACGCTGCAGATAGACAGTGACTTCACAAACCTATCTGTGTTACGCAGAGGGCAACTCACCACAGCTAACTACTCGAATGGTTCGGTCACAAACACTCGACCCACCCGAGCTAACTTAGCGATCAACGACAATGAACTGGTGGCCTTCGCCTGTACCAGTCCCACTGCGATTGTTGCCAAGGATGGCAACGAGGTCGTGTTCTCAACTGATTCACCTGCAGGGGCAGTTATCAGCTACTGGGTGTTTGGTCTTGCAGGCCCTGTATCCAATACTGGTCTTCAGGTATTTAAGGCTGATGGTTCGATAGCCTTTGATGCCGGTTGGCAGTTATTGAAGTTCCTCGGGCAGACGGCCGGGAACGGCGGCTATGGCTACCCTGGAAGAACGATAGCGGTCATCCCGCAAGTGATGTATTTGCTGACCGAGTACGCCAGTGTCGTCCAGGGGGTGGCGCCCGCAGTGTTCATTCTCGATTCCCGCAATAGCCGGATGTCTGCTGCGAGTATCAGTGGCAGTTCATTGAACATCAGCACTGCCATAGTCGATAGCTGGGGCATGACTCGAAGCTATCCAAATGAAATTGGTCCTAACGGCCAGTCTGATAACGGGGTAGTACCCTCTTATCTAGTGGTCGATGTGACCGGATATTGATTTTACCCAACCGAAAAAGGAAGTACCTATGCCATATGTAACGATCAACCTTGCCAACGATTATGACGCGGCCAACAAAACCCGCTACGCCACTCCGGAAGAAGCCGACGCCCGCGCTCGCGAGATCCTGAACCAGTTCCCGACCGCGCAGGTTTGCGTGGCCCAGGTGCTGAAGGACTACAGCGCCAAGGTATCGATCACTGCGAAGGAACCCGCAGCAGCGCCAGAGCCGGAAACCCCAGCCGCTTAGTCGAGCTGGTTTGATTCTACCCTGCCCAGCGCGGGGTTTTGCCTGGGCGCTGCTTCACGAAGCGCCTCATGCGCGAGTGGCGGTGCCTCTCATTTCCTGCCGATTTGAAACTTCAGCTTATCGGTTGGCCACCAGTTGAAAGACGGAGGTGGCTCATAGCAGCCCGGCTGATTAGCAGGCGAAGCATCACACCGCACGGTGTACCCCTTCGAGCCTACCTCCGTGAGGTCGTCGTTAGAGCTGTAGTGAGAGCAACCCGCCAGCGCCGTGAATATGAGTAATGCAGCAACACGCTTCATAAGAAATTCCTTCCATAGGTTGCACTATCGTATCGCTTAGCAGTGGCGGTTGTGGGAACAACTCCGCTCATCGACGCCTGCTTTGTTCGGCGTTGCTAGGCTCACTGTATCTGAGGTCGTCGTGCTTTCGTGACGTAGATCTCAGAGAACACCAGTGATTCAAGAAAGCGAGTCGAGCAGCTTGTTGAGGATCCCTTCCTGATACTGCCGGTTGTAGCAGCCCGGTTGATTCGGAGGAGTGTCATCGCACGCAATCTCATGCTTGTTGGTGGTGCTCCCATAGGTGCTGTTGGAGAAGTGGGAGCAACCAGTAAGCAGCCAGCTGAACAGCGCTAGTGCAAAAAATCCTTTTTTCATACCCAGTCTCGCGTATCGGATGATGCAGATTGGACGCCCGTGCAACCAATAAGGCACATCCAAGCCAGCTCAGCGGGGGCTTTTTTCGTCCGGAGAAAACCTATGACTACACCCTGCGGTGCCCGCAACAATCCAGGGAGCCGATCAAAACCCGTGCAACGCCTGGCAAAATCAGATCGACAAGGAACCGAACGGCCGATTCGCCATCTTCGACACCCCAGAGAACGGAATCCGCGCTCTGGGCAAGCTGCTGATCAACTACCGAAGCAGGAACGCCATACCCAGTGTGGGCGGAAACGGGATCGACGGTCTCTGATTTCGCCACCAATGGTGCGATTTCCGAAGTTGGCAGTCGCCTCGACACTGATTGGTATTATTAGCTCAGGCGTATCGGTATCATCCACGCTGGGGCATCAGGACCAGCGAGAGGCGTAAGGCAGCAATGGGTTTTTTGAGATTTGTACTGGCAGCTTTGGTGGTTGTCAGTCACATGGGTTACACAGTCAATGGGTTCAACCCTGGTGTATGGGCAGTTGTTGTGTTTTATCTGCTCGCTGGTCATGTGGTTGCGAGGCTTTGGTCCCAAAGGCCCTTTGAGGGAACACTTGATTCGGTCCTATGGTTTTACAAGGACCGAGCGCTGCGAATTTTCCCGCTCTATTTCGCAGCCTTAGTTTTTGGTGTGTTGGTGTGGTGGCTTGGTGCTAAAAGTTACTTCTTAAGTCTTAATCCCGGGTTGCTCCATTGGGTGAGCAACATTACCGTGATCCCGCTTAGCTACTACATGTGGAGTGGGATAGACAAGTTTACGATATTGCCCCCGGCTTGGTCTTTGGGCGTGGAGTTGCAGTTTTACCTGCTGGTGCCGCTGCTATTGCTAAGTCACAGGGTGGCTTTTATGGTCGGCTCTATCAGTGTTGCGATTTTTTCTGCTGCGCAAGTCGGTTGGCTTAACACGGATGTGTTTGGGTATAGGCTGCTCTTAGGGGTGCTCTTCATATTCCTTACCGGCGCCGTCGTTGAGTGTGGCTCAAAATCGGCAAAACATGCTGTAATTTTTGCTTGTGTCGCCATGCTTGTTTATGTGCTCGTACTGTGGGGTTTAGGGGTTCGGCGAAGTTATGATGCCGAGGTTGCTCTGGGGTACGTAGTAGGGGTCCCGTTAGTTGCTGCTCTTTCTAAAGTAAAATTTTCCGGGCGCTTAAATGTCGCGCAGCGCCATGCGGGCAGTGTTTCATACGGTCTTTTCCTATTCCATTTCCCCTTGATCTGGTTGTCGGAAATGTTTGCCGTCCCCTCAGCATTGAAGGTCTTATTCGTGATGATGTTCTCGGTAGGCTTGGCGGTAGTATGCCATCACTACATAGAGCTGCCGTTTTGGAAGCGGTTCCGGAGCTTTGTATCTCGATCTCCATCAGTGTCTTATTCAAGTTAATCGCATCAGCCCAACTCAAAGCCCGCAATATCGCGGGCTTTTTTTTCGACTGGAGAAAAGCATGGCTAGACTCACCGAATCCCAGGCCGGAGGTGCAAACTTGCTCCGGTTTCTGGACCTGATCGCCTTTTCGGAAGGCACATCTATCATCAAGGCTAGTGATGACGGCTACAACGTTTTGTACGGCGGCGGCCTGTTCCAGGGATATGCCGACCATCCCCGACGTAAACTGACGCTTCCCATTAATGGCAGGAATGTAACCAGCACTGCTGCCGGGCGGTACCAGCTGCTCGAGCGTTACTGGGGTGCGTACCGGGTCAGCCTTCGCCTGTCCGGGGGCTTCACCCCTGAGAACCAGGATCGCATAGCCCTGCAGCAGATCCGGGAGCGGCGCGCGCTGGATGACATAAAGGCTGGGCAAATTCAGCAAGCGATCGCCAAGTGCTCGAACATCTGGGCGAGCTTCCCGGGCAACGCCTATGGGCAGAACCCGCATCGCCTGGACAAGCTCCTGGGTAAATGGGTAGAGATGGGCGGGTCGTTGGCATGAACTGGCTGGCCGCTGTGCCCACCTGGTGCTGGTGGCTGATAGCTCTGGTTCTGGTCGCCGGCGGCCAGCAGTACAGGGTCGTGGTTGCCCAGGGCGACGCGTCCTACGCCCGCACCGAACTTGCCGACTACCGCCTGGAGGTGGCCGAGAACAACCGGCGCGCTGCTGCCCAGGCCCGCACCGAAGAACAACGCCGCCAGAAAGCGGCAGACGAGGAGGGTGAGCATGCACGCGAGAAACTGGAGGAGGTCACTGGCCGCGCCACTGCTGCTGAGTCTGCTGCTGGCGGGCTGCGCGGGGAAATCGCCCGACTGCGTGCCGGCCGATCTGCAACCTGCGGCGCCATCGCTGCCCAGCAGCGCCAGGCAGGAACCTCTGCCGTCGTGGTGCTCGGGGGATTGCTTGAAGAGTCTGACCGAATGGCGGGAAGCCTCGCGACAGCGCTTGAGCGAAGCCGAGTAGCGGGCCTGGCGTGCGAGTCTGTCTATAATGCCCTGACCAAATAAGGGTATCCCCGATGGACAAGGATGAATTTGCCGCTGCCATTGAGGCAGGCGAGCCTCTGATCGCACAGTCGATGGAAGCTCTCAAGCGGTACTGGGAAGCCAGGGACTTTGGCGCGCCAGCCGAGGAGGTAGAGCGTCTGCGGCTCCATTCCGAGTCCTTGGCCCAGGCGGTTTCAGACTACCAGCTTCGCACCGTCGCCAAGCTGATGGGCAGCAAACTGCCCCCTACGCACTAGCGCATCCCGCTTGTCGGCAGTTGCCGGCCCTATTGCAGGCCACTACCATACTGTTCATATATACAGTATGGAGGCTCCGCCAATGAACACCGCTCTTGACTTCGAAATCGACGACATGCCCCAGCTCAGCCTGGACGATCTGATGCAGGTGCGTGCGCCCTGGACCTACCTGGTCAAGATCGAAGGCGAGAGCATGCAGGGTATTGGGATGTATTCCGGCGACCTACTGGTCGTTGATCGAAGCGTCGAGGCCAAGCACGGCGACATCGTGATCGCGGCGGTGAACGGCGAACCGGTCTGCAAGCGCATGTGCCATGAGCACGGTGTGCTGGTCCTGCGGTCGGAGAACCCAAAGTTCCCTTCGCGGTACATCATGGAGGGCGATACATTCGAGGTTTGGGGTGTGGTCCGGTTCAGCGTACGGGATCATTCGCCTAACTGA